GGACCCAACCGTGATGTCATTGGCGCTAATGGTGCCAACAATTAGGCCCGCATCAACTGTGCCGGAGGTAATGTGAATCGATCCATCGGCATTCTGTGTGTAGGACTTAAGCACCTTGATTGCAGCTGGTGCGCCAAGGGTTGGAAGGGAGATACCAGTAGAAGTTCCGTCGTACTCAAGGTTGTCGCCAAACCGTTGTTTGAATGTAAAGGTGGTACTAGTTGGTACGGTGGTGACGTACGCAACACCATCGATAGTCTGAATTGTTCCTGTGAGCTCAATGTAATCGCCAACAGAAAATCCGTGGGCGGCACTGGTAGTAACAGTGACTGTACTTAGCTCTGCTGGATTATCTGGATCATCAAAAACGCGAGAAATGGAAGAAATAGCCAAGGCTTTGCCCACATAAACAGTTGACGCAGTAGAAGCAGTCAGGCCGCTGGTAATATCGGCCTTGCTGTAGGTCAGTGTGTTTGATGAGACAGTGGCTGAGGCGTAGTTAAGCGGGCCATTAGTCGGAAGGTTGAGCCCAACGCTACCAAGAAGGACTCCGGTGGTGAAGTACAGGCCGGATACCCGAATGTAGTCGCCGGTTGTTAGGCCATGGCCAGCAGGGAGGGTAAGGCTAACAGTGCCGCTGCCGGTTGAGACTGCTGTCGCCGCAATTGACCCGCCGGTAAAGCCCATCTGCACTGCTGCGTGGTCTTCTGGGGCGCCGTACCACTTGGTGTTCCAGGAAGGGACGGTTTGGATAAGTCCAGCGCGCATAAGGTTTGCGTCAATGACGCCCGTTTTGATGTAGCTGGCGTTGATTGTGCTTCCTGTATCGTGCCGAACGCTAATGACCGATTGACTTCCGGCCGGATACACCTGGCCCGTTGAGTCTCGCTCTTCAGCGGCGTTAACAAGATCAAAGCCATCTCCGCCCACCTCAAGAGCAGAGAACGAGCTGCCCTCGGGGGTAACCGTAACGGGAGAAATAATGCGCTCAATTGGCATTTATGGACTATCCTCCGAACTAACTGCGGGCGAGTTTGCAACTGCCAAATCTCGCGTAACATAAAGCCACGCGCTTTTATCCGTGGTATTTACATAATTGCCGGGCAAGTATGTCCAGTCGCCGCGCCGAATTCCTCCATCGGAATCTTTGGTAATAGCCCTTACGCGATATTGGTAATGATACCTGGGAGATGTGTCGCTGTCAGTGTAGTTGTTATTTACAACAGCTTGATTATTTGATGTTAACAAATCGCCCCAACCAGTGTTAACAGTCTTAACGGTCTCATACCATGAAAATTGAATGTTTGGCACGGTTTTTATGGCAGTGGCCTTAGTCTTGCTAATGGCCGTGATAGCTTTAGTTCCAGCATAAATTTGGAATGTTACTTCAGTATTATTTGAACCGTTTGTCGCAACGGACTGAATTTCCCACGTGCCATTAAGCGATCCAGCTTTTTCGCCTTTAATTGACCATCCCTTAATAGTGATAAATATATCGTTACGGATTGCCGGTGCGCCAGCAAACGTGACTGTGACAGTGGAAACTGCTCCCGGCGCGGCCGCAGTTCGACTGATGACAGTGCCAGACTTGGCAAGTCCCGCCGTTTTTACCACGGTTTGCTGGAGTTCTTCACGGCGGCGTTGCACTTCAAAGTTTGTAAAAAGTTTGTTCCTCGGGTCATTTCGATCAAAAAACCAGCGCAACGCAATGTTGAGGTCAGCAGTTGTTGGTTTTCCATCAAGGTCAATCGTATTTGCAGTAAGGTTTAAAATTTGACTTGGCTTCGAGAATTGCAACTGACCCGGCCCAAGGCTTTGTGTAATTTCATTTCGCTGCACAAGGATTACAGCATCAGTGGTAAATGCCGGCTCGCTGCCAAGGGTCACGCTATAATAGATCTCCCCGCCGAGCACCTCTGTGCTCTGTGACTTCACCACCATAGGCTCGGCTATGCCAACTTGCGACCAAAGGAAAGGAACAATGCTACCTACGGTAAGGCGACCGTCTGATGCATGAGTTGGGTGGGAAAACTGAAAGGATTGGAGATTTTTTCCCGACTGTGAGAATTGAGCTGCGGCAACAAAGGCTGCATCTTCCTGGGTTTCTACAGTATTATTTACGGTGCTAGATTCAATAACTTTGCCGTGCGTCTGCCAAACTCCTTGAACGTAGTCAAACGTATAGCGAACCACCTGGCCAGTAATCGTATTGGATTGGGAAACATCGCCGCTTGAGTCTTGCAAGATGGCTTTTGCATAAACATGCACGCGATTCGTAACGCTGCCCGACTGTGAGATATTGTTAGGAGATTCAAAAGGCTTTAGCGGGATGATGGCATTGAGAGAGGAATCATACATGTATTCAACAGTTGAGCTTGGGGCAATGCCGTAGTCCGCAAAACCAAATTCACCAGTAATTTTAGCAATTAGGGGATTCGCCCAGTAACTCGTATAGGAGGTTGCGGCGCCATGTTCAAACATAATTGCTGCCGAAACAAAGCCTTCCCCAGGAACTTTCACCACACCCCACATATATTGCCATTGATTAACCGTGCTGACAGCTCCGCCCATGAAGTGGTCGCTGTAAGTATTGTCGTTTTTATATAAACGAATATTTAGCTTTGCCGTAGAGGCGTTTCCCGTCTTGATCATCGCGGATGCCCATAGAACATCGCCAGTTGATACGTCAAACTTTTTAGAAGTCGCTTGCTGCAAAGTTGAAGATGTGGCGGTAAGGGCATATCCATAGCCATATGGCCCACCAGTTCGGTCGGTAAGTGTAAATCCGCTCGTGGCCCAACCCGTTGTTCCTGCATTTCCAAAAGCATCCTCAAACACAGAATTAGACACAAAGTTTTTTATTTCTCGTAGCTTATAGTGTAATCGTTTATTTGCATCCACCCAGTACTGGGTATTAGTTTTCTTGCTAAGATAATCCATTGCCTGGCGAAGCGTCATTCCGTTAAATGGCTCTTTTAGCTTGCTTGCAGACGACTTCCCCGGTAGATTTGATAAAGACCGGTAGGTGTTGTCTTTATCAAGCAAATCTGCTCGCGTGTACCAGTGCGCAAACCAAGCAATTATTTGAGATTGTTCAGAAGCAGTCAACACACGATCAAAATTGATAATGTCGCCAATAAGGCCATTATAAAATGATTCTGCTGCTCCTGAGGAGCTATATCCATAGCCGATGGTAAAGTTTGGGTTCGCTCTAGTATCTGTTGTGGTGGCTGTCGTTGAGTAGGGGGTTGTATCATTTTTTTGAATAACCAAAGCACCAGTAGATCGATTATAAGACACGTAAATAATGGCAGTTTCTCCGGCAGCAACAAAAATTCCGCTTGCATAGCTTGTTGAAGCGAGAACACGAAAGTGTATTTCTCCAGTTGAACTTAGGCGGATTTCCCGACGATGTGTTGCAAGTTTTGATCCGCCATGCCAAATGGTTGCAAAATTGCCCGCAGAAGGAAGCGATGAAGGCCTAATCAAAAAGATTGAACTCATGTTGCTACCAAAAGAAGCAAAGCCAATTCCATCAGACTTAACTGTTCCAGTATCCACAGAGGACATATCAGAAGCAGTAATGTTAAATGTCAGCGTGGTGGCAGTGGTGGCCGTAACGTTATACCCTCCATTAAGGCTGGTATTTGTAACTAAAGACACCGTAATTCCTTCGCCAGCTTGTATGCCGTGCGCATGTTTTGTAGTAATCGTGCCTACGTTTGAGACTACGGCCACTTTTGCGACATCTGCAACCTTTTTGGTTGATAGCCCTTGGTATAGGGAGGAGGTAAATGAAACAGCTTGCCGACCGCCAATATACGACAAAGAATCGTTTGGCATGGTGGTAAACGATGTTCCTGGCGTTGCCGCTGACCGACCAGCCCCAGGGCTTGCAGTCCACGAGTAATTATACGTAGTTACAGTCGCGCTTTGTCCTATGTTTTGGGCACCATGACCATCATCGGGTCGTCCATCCGCAAACTTAATGTATGAGTATCCGGCAGTACTCAGATATACCGTTGAGGTCCCGCGTTGCGTTTTACTCAAGGATTCAAAAGCAAGATTGCCCCCGGATTTTGTAAACGAGATATTAGCGCCATTGACTTGCGTAATAGTGATACCAGAACCATTGAGCCCATCCAGCCGAGCTGCACTTGCGTCCACGGAAAGTGTAATGCTATCTCCAACCTTGAATGGGTGCGAAGCCTTGTTAGTGCTAGTAAGCGCCGGTGCCCAAGGAGTAGATTGGTTTGCAACAATGATTTCGCAATTGTTGGCTTGCCGATAACCGCCGGATACGTGAAACGGCGCAGAGGAGCTCGCAGCACCATTGCCCTTATCTGTAATAATAAATTTGCCATCGTATGCAGCAGAGCCGGAAATGTAGACAACATCATTGGTGTCAAACCATGATGCCGGGCCGTTGTGCCAAATAGTTGTGACACCATTTTCGCGCTTGGCAGCTACGATGCCAAAGCGTTGAGCGTCTGCCTGAACAGACGGAGTAGACACCACTTCAATATATGAGGTATATGCAACACCGCCAGAAACCCACGTGTTGCTAGATGAGTTTTTAATTTTAAAACCTGTTGGGGTTGCCTCTTCAATTATTGAATACTGGACATTAAGAGTCCCCGAAGAGCCAGATTCTGTAATCCCATAAATGCCAACTGGATCGCCCGCAGAAAAGGTATTTGTTGCAGTATATGTGGCATAAGCTCCATCGGTAAAAACGCCGGAGATAGTATCGCTATATTTCAGTTGAATTCCAGGATCAACAGGTGAATAGACCCTAACAGTGCTTGGCCCAGCCGTAGTAACCCTAAATCCTGATGAGTAAGTGCCAGTATTATTGTAATTGATGTTTCCTAACGCGACGGTTTGTCCATTAGATAATGCATGGGTTCCAATAGTCGTAACGTCAAAAAAATCAGAAGTAGAGTCATACGAGCTAATTGCACGCACCGCATACCGCTCAACGATGTCGCTGTCTATACGGGCAAGGCGCAAATCTTTTCTGGCATCCATGGCCCTTGGATCAAACGTAGTTCGACCGGTCTCGCTTTTTGGGCTAGAAAGGGGAATCCACACTTTGGCCCCAAGCTGCGATGGAAATTTACCGTCAGGAAGATACGAAATTGGGCTAAACTTCTTGTCATTAGTATTTTGTTCAACATACGTTGTATAGTCAATTCCAAGGTTGTACGTTGCACCAGAGTATGGATCAGATGTGCGAACATCGCTAAATATAGAAGCGGTGTATGGGGTGCTGCGGCCAGACGTTTCATCTGCAACCCCGCTAGAATACGTAAGCGCGGTATTGTCGGCCGTGTAGCTAACTACAGAATCAATTGAGTACACGGTCCAAGTAGAATTGTAGTTTGTCGTTTGATCAATAATGACTTGCTGGCCAACGAGCAAATCGTGGGAATCATTTAGTGACACCGTAATGCGACGCTTGCCAGACCCGTTGTCTCCGTTGGAAATTTTAGTAATCTTTAAACCATTCTTATCTTTGTCGGTCGCGTACCCACCACAAATAAGCTGGTAGTCAAGTGTGTCGTACGGAGCTTTGTACTGATTTATCACTACTTCGTCAAGAAGTGCAGTGTAATCCGAGCACTTTACGCGAGAAAGAATTGCACTACCTGTGCCCTGGTTGCCGCCGGTGCTTTCTCGGGACACTTCAGTAACCACTCCACCAAAGATGAGGACCCCAGCTTCATAGACTTGGACCTCGGTCCGGTTAGGCACCTCAAATGCGTATGTTTGGTCATTCAGGGCGGCCTGCGCTTTGGCGTCGACATCTGCTCCCGCGTAAGATGACCAATTAGTTGTTGAGTTGGGGAACATGGTAAGAATAGAAAATTCAAGAGACGAAAGGGAGCCGTCAGTGCTTTCATTGAAGCTAAATGCTCCTGACTGGCCGTCGCTAAAGGCAATACGCGGCGTAATGTCCAAGAAGCCATCGCCAATAGGCGTGTGGCCCAGCAAGCGTGCCTTGATTTTTACCGTGATAGTTCCGGTATAGCTAGCCATCTATTACCTCGGCCGTGCGTATCCCATGGCCCGAAGTGATCGGGTCTGGGCTGCTGCAACTTTCTCGGCCAGCCGGTCAATGTCGGCGGCAGAGTTTAGCTGCGGATTGTGAATGTTTACTGTACCACTAATTGATGACCGAGATGGGTGTGCATGCACGTTCGGTGAGGTCATAGATCGTGGGCCACCAGTAAGGAGGTCCATAAGGAATCCAGGGGCAGACTTTAACGCTTGCCCTTCTGCATAGGTGCCGCCAATAGTTGCCCCAGCAATTCCCATGCTTTTTAAGAAATTTGTTGACAAATAATTACTAAATGGGTTGTCCTCTAATGCTTGCAGGCCCCAAGTTTGTAAGAAACCAAGTTTTGACGCGTTTTGTACAAACTTACTTGGCTCATAACCTGGTCCCCCAATATTTTCCCATGATCCAGCAAGTTTATCTGCCCATCCTCCTTCTTTTGTGCCCCACTCTACGTATCGCTCAAGTAGACCCCCCGCTTTGCCCGCAAGGGCCCCCAATGGTGCCCCGGCGCGCATCAAAAGCATCCCAAGAGCAGCCTTCCAGTCTCCAGCAATTTGTCCATTCCTGCCAAGGCGAAGTGCGGTTTTTTGCAAATGTGACATATTATTGAGGTTATGCACACCAGAATCACCCGATCCAGTGCCAAAGGCATAGTTACCAATACCATAACGACCAGCGCCAAGGGCGCCGGCTGAAGACTTGAGGTACGTAGGGAGCATGTGGTTAGGGACAATTGTCATCTGGCCATTTTTTCCGACCTTTAGAAGCTCTGGGCCACGCTCTCCAACCATGTAAGAACCGTTATTAAAGATAGGTCCACCAGCAGCCTTAGCAGGAACAGGGCCTACGGAAACTCCGGTTAAGGCTTCCATAATTGATTTCATAAAAGAATCAAACTGTGTTGAAGCGGCGGTCAACATTTCCTCAGCCTGGAAAGGTCGAAGTGCCAAGTCTTTAATTGTTGCTGACATTGCTGTTATCTCTTGCCGCAGGATTGCACCAGCGTAATCAAGGGCCTTCATCTCTTGCGTTTTGGTTGGATCATTCGCAATTAACTTTTGCTTAAGATTTATTTGTTCTAGGAGTTGCTGATACCGAGCTAGTTTTGGCTTCAGGGATTCCTTGACAACTTCGCTTTTAACGTATTTTTGTTTTGGCTCTGTCGCTGAAGCAAGCAAATCTTGCGCGGCAATAAGGTCCTTGTCTGCTTTAAGTTTTTTAGCAGCAGCAAGAATGTATGCCCCTAAGTTTGCGAATGTTGCGTCAAGGTTTTTGATAAGGCCATCATAGAAACCTTGCCCAAATTGCTTCCCAATATCGCCACTTCGGTCTCTTAGTACGGCAACATCAATCCCTGCGTCTGAGAAGGCAGAGTTAAGCTCTGCTTTTGCTGCCGCAAGGGTAATCTTTCCTTCGTCAATCTTTTTTTGCAAGTCTTGGATTCGTTCGTCAAGCCGGCGCTCTCGATCAGACTGATTAGTTTCAAGCTGCTTAAGCTTCAGATCATAAAAATCAACGGTGTTTTTGTACGGTACACTGGCTTCTCCGGCGGTGATAGCCGCCTGCATATTGTCAATTTTGTTTTGACCTTGGTTGTCATAAAGTGTTCGAGCTGCTTCGCGTGCAGCAACGGCACGTTGAAGCGGGTCAACATTTGCATCAAACATTGCCGCAGCCGCTTCTGCGGCGGCTTGACGATCTTTTTCAAGGGCTTTAAGTTTTTCCATTTCTTGTCGCTGTTCGACAAGCGTTGCGTACTGCTCTTTTAGGGTTCCAAGACGAATAGTTTCGCCGTTGGAAAGAACAGTAATGTTATCAAGGGCCTTAGACCGTTCTGTTTCAAGCTGTTTCTTTTCATCTTCGAAGACGAGTTTTAATAATTCTTTAGCCCTAGCCAGCAATCGATTGAGTGGCGTTTGGAACGCTTCAGAGGCCTTAGTTAGGGCGTCAGCAGCGTCCTTGGCGACTTGGCCGCTCGTATCCACAGAAGCTTTAAGTAGTTTTAAGGCTGTTTCTGCTGCAGGAGTTCCTGAAACTCCGGCAATTGCGTCAGTAACACGCAGATGTGTATCTTTAGTAACGACGCCAAAAATCTTTTTTGCTATATCATCTACGGCAGTCCCAAGAGATGCCAAGTGAACAATTTCTAGGTCTTGTGCCTTCTTAAGCTCTGGGTTTTTTGACACATCTTTGGAGCCAGGTCCGTAGACAAGGTTATAGTTTTTTTGTGCTTCTTTAATATCGTAGTCTCGCATGGCTTGTAATGCAGCAGGCGAAGTTGTTCGAATATTTGCATCTGTTTTTAGATAGTCATATCCCTCGCCACCATAAGATCCATGCTTATACAAATTATAGGAATCAAGGATATCCTGCTCGCTCATTTTGTTAATGTCATTTTGAGTCCTGGTTTTAGATTCCAACAAAGCCATTTTTGCAAATGAAAGCATTCCAGCTTTTGCATCTGGCGTATTCATGTCTGCCGGGGTGGATGGATTTTCTTTGATAATCGTTTTTGCAAGCTCAGGATGGGCTTCAGTAAATGCCTTTACGTATGCCTCATCGCTGGCAACTTGTTTTCCGTATGGACTATCTTCGGCCAATTTGCGCAGGGCTTTTGTTGCGGAATCTGCGGCAGCAAAAAGTCCAATAAAGCCAACAGCTAGTGCGCTAATTGCAAGAGCAACACCTGAAGAGGCTCCAAGAAGCATAAGGGCGCCCATCGCCGCGTTTAGTCCCATCATCAATAGTCCAATTTGTGTGACGAATCCACCTATTGACGTAAGCACATCGTTGTTCAACATGGTTCCAAGTGCAGTCAAGCCAATGCCAACCCCAATGCTTGCCCCACTCAGTTGTCCCATATTGTTTACAACGGAGGACGCTGCGGAGCTGATCCCTGTTTTAAACCCTTGTACGCTGGTAAATGTCTCTTTGAGGGCCGAACCAAATCCCCGAGCAGTTTCCCTGACTGCCGCAAACTCTCCACTAAGCCTCTTTGCTTCTTCCGGGCCAACCTTTGCAGCAAACTGATCCCTCTCTGGGGCTCCTGCGTACGGACCTTGTCCCTTAATAAATTGCATCAGCCCAGGGGCTTCCTTTGCGGAAACTGGCATATTTTCTTGCCCCCTGAACAACGTTGGGTCGAAAATAGTTGGAGTTCCGTTAGCGGTTGCAATACGAGCATCGGCTTGTGCTTTTGCTATCATGGCCGCAGTCATGGATGGGCCCCCAGCAAAACCTTTGCCACTGCCAAATGGCATTAACTGGAGAGTATCTGCATCTCTCAATACCTCGCCTGTCGGGGAGCGAAGAACCTTGTTGTCCGGACCTATAAGTATTTTCCCCTTTTCTGTATGTAACCCTTGCACCTGCTCAGAATAGCGTGCTGTGGTTCCAAACATTGACGCCATTGACCCAGCCGTCCGGGCATTGCTCATGCTTGTTCCAACAGCTTTTGTTGCCGTGGCCAACTTAAGCATTGCTGCGGCAATTCCATCAATCAAAATGCGCTTACCAAGCCAGATGCCAAAGAATGTTCCAATGATCGGTGCGAGGCTTTCGAACGTTCCGCCAAGCAAGGAAATCTTTTCAATAATTGTTTGAATGGTAGGCATAACAGTTTTTACTGCGGAAAGAAGTATGGCTCCAATTGTTTGCAGGCTTGCGGCCATGCCCGAAGTCAATGTCGGAACCAACGATGCAGATGTATTGGCAAGCGCAGCCTGAACTGAAGTGGTAAAATTATTGATGGTATCTTTCAGGCCAAATGCGTTTGTGTCTGCAGCATTCCCAAGGAAACCAACAAGTGCAGTTCCGCCAATAATGGTTGCCATTAGAGGATTTGCTGCCATAGCGCTAGCAAGCACTTTCATTGCTACACCGGTAGCAACAAGTTTACCAATCACTTGATTTGATAGAATGTCACCAACAATCCCAAGGCCATGGGCAAAGGAATCAAAAAACCCAAGAACGGTGCTTCCGGGCTTTTGCAGGTTTTCGCTAAATCCAGAAATGACGTTGGCAAACGCGCCTCCGAATGTTTCCAAGACTTTGACTACGCCGGGCAGTCCACCCTTTATTCCATCAGTAACTTGCTTAATTGCCACGCCAATTTTTTGAGCTTGAGCAGTGGCCGCAGGTGTTTGCAAGGTAAGAGAGAGTTGATAGGTTTGATCTCGCACCATCTCGAAGAATGGCTTAAATGCCGTAGCAATAAGGAACTGGGACGTATCGGCAATGGTGGTCATTGCCCCCTTAAATGTTTTAGCAAATGCTTCCATTCCGCCGCCGTAGCGCTCTTTAAGGCCTTGCAAAATGGCCTGTACGGCCTGTGGCCCACCAATTTTGCCTACTTTTGCCAACTGACGCACTGCATCCACGGCAGTCGTTGGGTCTAGCAACTTATTGTAAAGAACGGCGTTAGCTTTTTTAAGCGCAGGGTCGGATTGCAATTGCTTCAAAATTGCCTTAGAAAGAATGTCATACCCTGCGATTCCGGCGTTAGACAGCTGCATCATGTCATTTTGATAGACGCGTCCCGCCGAGTTCATCTGTCCAAGTGCATACGTTACGCGGCGAAGCTTGTCATCCTCGGCACCAAGAGCGGCAACGGCGTCTCCGATGTTGACGATAGCTCCGCTAAATTTGATTGGCGCATCTGGATTAAATGCATTCTGCATCATTTCCAAAATTGGCATTTGCCCCTTGGCCTTTGCGGCAGCAGTATCGATTTCAAAGCCGAATGCCTTCATGCGGAGGGCGGCAGTTTCTAGTTCGCCAAAGCGGAAGTTTGTTACGTTTGCGAATTTAATAAGCGCTTGGATAGTTTCATTGGTTTTAGCTTTGGCCTCTTCCATGGTCATTCCAGAGTTTTTGAACAGCGTCGTAAACCCTACCGAAGCGGCCTCAATTTGAGCGTTGAATTCAATTACGCCACCACGCAAATGATCAAATACCTGGATAATTGTCATAGTAATTTGCCGACCGAATGCAAGCGCGGTGGCAAACTTCAATGTGTTGAGCGTGGAGAAAACCATGCCGTTGCCAGTGGCAGTTACGGCCTTGGCAAGCTGACCAAATTGGATATGTCCATCTCTGACAATCATATTCAACCTGCTTTGTGCAGATGCTGCGGCTTGAGCGTTTAGCTGCTGCTCAACAAATGCGGTTTTTGCATTAGATTTTCTTGTATCTTCGGAAAATTGTCCGGCTTGGTAAGAGGAATATGCGCTCTGATATTGCGGCATAATGCTGCCAATGGTTGCTTGATAACCGGCGTTGATTTTGTTTAGTCGTTGTGTTTGCCTCTGTTGGCTCAGCTGTTCGGCGGAATATATTGGATTAAACCCGCCATTAGCCCCCATAGTTTCTTGAACTGGAGTCCCCAAACCGCCGTACCTTGGAATGCCATTATTAGCAGTAAATTTAAGGAACTGCGAGACCTGCTCACCATTAGCCGCCCACCAGCTGCGGAAATCGTCAAATGCGCCGCCGCCAATCGTGTATCCGCCACCACTTCCACCGCTTCCCGGCCTTCGCGCGTTATTGCCCCCGCCATTGCCGCCAGTACTACCTCCACCAATTGGCGGCACCATTGATCCGCCACCTGGCTGCAGCGCATCTCCACCACCAACAAAACCACCAGCCCCACCGCCTGGCCCCAGAGATATTGGGGTTCCGTAGACGCGTGTGACTGGTGGCAATTGCGGCGCCCTTGAGGATGGCGGCAATACATTTGAAACGCTTGGTGGCGCATGGGCACGCGACTGGCCGCCACTAATCTGTGATCGGGCTATTTCGGCAGAGGTTGCAAAGTTCTTTGCAGCGGCAGAGGCCTTCTCAAAGTCAGTGACAAGGCCAAGCAAGGCGGCTCGGACTTTTGCGGCGTCCCCATCGTCCATTGCCTTCAAGTTTGTGATGTTTTTTCCTGATGCGCCAAGCACGCGAGAGAGCACGTCAGTTGGTGCCGTGGAAATAAAGTCCCGCATGTCTTTTGGAAGAGTTGGCATTAGTGCATTTGCGGGCGCAAGTAGTCGACCGCCAGCCATGCGCGCCAAGGCATCCTCAAACACCTTTACCAAGCCACCCTGCATCATTAGTGGATTTTGCGTCCCTGGGGCGCTCATAAGCTTGTTAAATCCACCATGAAGCACGCCGGCGGCCTCCAGGGCATATGTTGGCCTTGTTGAAACTGCAGCAGTGAGCTCTGCCCAGTTTGCAATAACCTTGTTCATCGCAGTGGTTGCACTAGATACAGTTCCCTGGCCAAACGCTTGTGCAACAAGTTCTGAAGATTTAACAATCGCTGTGACAAATTCCAGGGCTTTTATTGCGCCTTCTGGCCCAAGCTGCTTTGAGAATTGTTCAATATAAAGCTGGTCTAATTGCCCAGATGTGGCCAATCCTCCTGCCTTTTGAGCATAAGATCGAACCTTTGGGCTCATCACGGCAGGTTGTTGAGCCTGATCCGCCAGAACAAGGCGAACCATTTGTGGCATAAGGCTGCCCTCGAGCGCATGCATTTGTGCTTGGATTTGAACGAAGCGCGGATCGGCCTCCGGCATACGGCCGGCAGCATCTCCATACTTAGCGCGCATGGTTGTATGACTGATTTCATGCACAAGGGTATCAAGTATTGAGGAAACCGACCCAGCAACAAGGGCATTGATGCTCAAAATTGATGCTTGCGAGTTTCCCATTGGGCCAGCTTTCGAACCAAGATCGACTGCCGAAACAGAGCCAGCTGCCATGCTTCCAGAATGGCGAACGTAATCCCCCCGGAAGACAGATGCAAGAAGGCCTGCGCCAGGCATTCTGCCGCTTTTCCCAAGCGCTTGTTGCATTTGCTTAATTCCAGCATCGTTTGGAATTCCCAATTTTGCAAGTAGGTCTCCAGAAGGAGTTGGGGCGTAGAAATATTGCTCAAGCATGGGGGTTATGGCCGCCATTAGCTGATCGGCAGTATTTTGATTAACCCCTTTACCTGCAATCGCTTTGGTGTATTTAAGCTTATCTGGAACGTTGAAGGCTAATGTGTTTGGATCAAACACGCCGTCGCCAAGATATGGGGGTATTTTCTCCGCCCCCTTTTTGATCTGCCCGTCGAGCTTGTGCAGCAGTCCGCGAGACCCAGCAAGTTCTTGCAGGTAAGTTATGTATTTTTCTATTTTGCCCATTGATTCCGCCATTTCTGAAATCAATTGCGCTGGAGTCGCGCCTTTATTAAAGGCATCCCTATAATAATGTGGCATGGATGTTGCAAGCATATTCCCGCCTGATTTTAGTGCTGCAGATGCTTGAGTTAGTTGTTCCTTTAACCGCATGTAATTAAACAGACCCGTCATCAGGTTTTCATTTTGAGCCCTTTGAATGTCGGCAGGTTGGTTTTCATACATGTAATTTGGCGCTGTCCCAATGGCGCGGGGAGATGCGCCAAATGTTCGAAGGTCCTCTCCTCGCGCGCGCAGTAGTGCATCGTCCTTGCTAAATGGGGAACCATTTGTAGGCGCAGGTGCTGGCTTAGCAGCAGCAGCAGCAGCTAGTTGCGCGGCCTGCTGCTCAGCAATTTGGTTCAATGTACTAGAAACTGCTTCATCGAGAATCTGAGCCAACCGCCTCGCGGGAACTGCTTTTGCACCAGGTTTTGTTTTCCTAATATCTGCAAGGGCAGCAACAATATTTTGCTGGTACTTTGTCGCAGCATCTATGCCGGCTGCAATCATTTGATTAAAGTTGCCAGAAATCTCTGTTGGGTCTGGGAACATCGTCGGGCGCATCTCGTCTCGAACTCTTGATGCATACTGGGAAACAGCGTGCATAAATGCGTGAAAGTTCTTTTCTCCGCTGACAAGCATACCTTGCGCCAGTTTAATTGAACGATCATCTGGCTTTAGCTCTGCGAATGCCTGCTGGCCAAGGGCTCCTTGGATCTGCTGCAGGGCCATTTCGGAATTTCCGTGTGACGCCCCCATGCCATTTTGACCATAAACGCGCTCAACATCGCCAAGAATCGACACGGCTCGACCAAGCGTTCCATGCAATGGATCAAGTTCTGGCCCAATCGATCCGGCTTCAATCTTGGCGCGGACACCTAGTTGCGCGCCAACGGACTCGCGTAATGACGCAGCCATTCCTGATTTAAACAACCCTTTACCACTCTTGCTTTCAAATACTGATGCGATGAGTCGTTGGGTGTCGGGATCACTTCCGTAGGCGCGAGCAAAAAGTGTTCGCTCAAGAAGCTTTGCAAGCTCTGGTGATTCTGCGCCAGATCCGGTGAGATAGGACTTCTCAAATTTTTTCTTTCCGATAATGCTGGCAACCTCTTCCTTGAACGCAGCAATCGCATCTCCGTTGCCAGAGAGCAATGAGGCAGCGCTGCCGTGGCCAAGATTTGGTGTGCGCCCAAGAAGCCGCGCAACAGCGAGTGCCTCCTCAGAGGCGTTCATGCCGGTTCGGTTGTTTAGCTGGAGCGCCATTCGTCCGACGCCAAGATCTCCGCCAAGCCCTTCGTAGCTGCCGGCAATCTGACGAATCAGTACCGGGGTCTTACCCGCCTTTCCTATGGCGGCCATCTGCCTGCCCATTTCAGCGCTGTCGCCGCCAAATAGCTGCGGGTTTGATTTAATAAAGTCTGCCTGCTCCTTAAAGAATTTATTACGAGTTTCTTGTATTAGAGCTTTTTGAGCAGCCGATATGCCATCTGCGGACAATGTAGCTCCGCGCATGGCCATGACGCGACCGTTTCCAGAGATTACGGCCATCCGGCCATCAGGCAACGCGACGGTTACTGGGGTGCCTTCCTCAAGATGCGGAAAGTCTCGCAGGATTAAAGACGGGTCAAAGTTCTTAATCATGCCTTGGATCTGACGGTCAGACATTGAACTACCACGGTTGCGCGGCTGCATGGCAGCTGGATAATTCGGCTGGTTGGAAGAGAGAATTTCCTCTAGGGCTGCGGCAATATACCGAGCTTCGATCTTTCCGGCGCCACTTGGGTGCTCAAAGGAGCGCAGGCCTGGCTCGGCCCCAAAGAATCCTTCCTTACGATTATTGATACGAGCGCTCTGGGGGTATGCAGACCCAGATGGCATGTGATAGCTGCGTCTATCCTTATAGGCGATAGCGTCTTGTAAGTAAGCTTCTCGTTCTGCCTTGCGCGCGGCCCTCTCTCGGGAAATTGCAGCATCAGTCCGTGACGCTGCAAGGCGGGCTTGATCCGCAGCTTTGCGCGCAGCTTCTGCTGCATCAAGCTGCCTAAGGTTTGCCAACGTTTCTTCCCGAATCATAGCGCTACGCTGCTTGCTTGCTGCGGTAAATGCAGCTATTGAACTTGCCTGTAACTGATTTTGTTTTATAAGGGCTGAATTAACTAGCTGTACCTGACGCTCCATCCCGCGAAGCGCAGGGATAGTCGTTCTCTGGATGTCTCGAGCAATCTGGAGTGGGGCTGATTGGCCACCTGGACCAAGGAGACTTGCACCAATGCTTGACCCCGCTGAGCCGAGTTTGCGGAGTCCGGAAAGGAGGCTCTCAATGTCGGCAAGGGTTCGCTGGACGCCAGAACGGAAAGCCGTAGAGTCGAGCGATAGCCCAACTCGTGCGACATTTCCGCCCTGCTGCTCATCTGCCACGTGCCACCCCCACTCACTTTGCTCCGGGTTTCCCAAACACTTGGATCATTTGCTCTAGGGACCCGATATTTTTGTTGCCATCTTTTGCTTCGACAAACTTTGCTCGGTTTTTTGATGGGGATGAGCTTGAAGATTCGCCTTTCATTTCTGCGTCGCGTTGCTCAGCATGCTTGGCGAATGCGTTCAATTGAGGAAGAGTAAGCTCCATGAATTCGGCCGGGGTATATCCAAATGCATCGGCATACGATGCCATAATGCTTCCCCAGTCAATGTCAGACCAGCTTACGCCTCCGGAGCTTTTCCCTCGGTAATACCTTCCTCATCGTTGCCGATCAGGCCGCTAGAGCGAAGAACCTTATCAATTTCGTCGCGCATGGTGTCAAGAGAAAACTTTTCGCCAACCGCGCGCTCATCGTATGTCTTGTCATCTTTGCGGAGTACAAGCCACAAGATGTAGCGGAGTACAGTAAACTTCGTAAGGTCAACCTTGTCAAGGCCGCCAAACTTCTCCTCGATGTCAGCGAGGTCATTAAGGGTAAGCACGCGCTTAGCGCGAACCTGGTTAAGGTCTGCCATGTGAACTCCTTATTCCCCGCGATGGGGAGTTTGCCAGCTAGCAGCGATTAGGCTGCAATCGACACAATCTGCGCCGTGCTGGAATCATACTGCAGGTTGAACTCAAGATCAACCTTGATGATGTCCTCGCGTGTGAACGGAATGTTGTGCTGGTAAATGCACGCTTTGTAGGCCGTAATGGCCACCGTATGCGAGGGATCGTCCGAGCGGGTGTGTGTAAATTCAGCACGAACCGGTCGGTTACGAAGCATTGAAAGGTCCAACGGGTTTACAGCTGCAGTGCCAAAGTTAATGCTCTCGCGGAAATTCAATGTTCCTGGGTATACCGTGGAGCTTGCGTTGTTTGTTGCGGTAACGCTAAACAAGCGCTGGAATCGCATGGGGTCCATTTCAAGGCCACGAACACGAATGGTTGACTTTCCACCAAAATGGGCTTTAGAAATAGGGAAGTTGTACTGGCCGTAAAATTCACGTTCCTGGAAAGTGATGTCAAACTCTACGTCTCCACCAATTTCCCCAATGTCCTGCAGGCCTTTATATTGCGCAAGATCAGCGCCTGCTGGGTCAGCAAGGGCCGTAACGCTAAGAGTTGTGGTTCCCGCAGAAACTGATCCCTGCTTCCAATCATAATTATTTACTGTGCCAACATAGACATCATACCCAGCAGTTGCACCCGTAAGGGCCGTCCAGGAAACGTCAAGCTTTCCAGTGGCGCTTAGGACGGCGATGTACGTCGCCGAAGGGCTGGCGACGCCAGCGGCGTTCTTTCCGGCGACACGTACGTAGTACGTCCCAGCCGGAACTGAACCGCTGACAGTAGAGGGGGTCACAGAGACGCCGGACACTTGTGTGTATAGGCCGCCGTTGAGCCATGTTCCAAGCTTTAGACGACCGCTTCCGAGAGTAAACATATCCGTGACCCCCTAATCTACTATTACGCCTCGATGACGACGACCGATGGGGTCGCGCTTGTCGAGCCAGATGTAACCTTGCAATCGCGGTCCACAATGGCCGAGAAGTTAATGTCCTGACGGGCAATATCTTCACGGGTGAACGGCATTGTCAGCTGCATGCTGTATGCCTTCGGAAGGTGAATGATCACCGACTTGGAAGGATCGTCCGAGCGAACATGCTCAAACTTGACATACAGCGGTCGTGGCAAGCCCATGAGGGCCGTCACGTTGCTAATGGTGTTGTTTGGTCGGCCGCCGTCTGGGTCAAAGTTGACCGAGTACTGCCCACCGCTAAAGTTGTCATGAGCATAACCATACGCCGTAGCGTCAAGGGTAAGGTCCGTGCCATTTGTGGTCTTCGACTCACCAAGCGAAACGTGGAAGAGGTTCTTCACGTTGTCCCAGTTAATCTCAACGCCACGGGCGCGGATTTCGGCCTTGCCGCCGAAGAATGCCTTAGCAATAGGGAAGTTTGCCTGACCATAGAACTCGCGCTCCTGGAAGTTGATGTCGAACTCTACGTCCCCACCGACTTCACCAACGGTTACAAGCTCATTGGTATTGCCATAACCAACCGTGCTATTAAAGTAGTTTGATGTCTGACCGATGACTGCCCCGGACTTCCAGAACGCCACCTTGACTACACCAGATCCAAGTGTAAGCATTGTGTTTCTCCTATGTTTTGATGACGCTGTACCGGATCACTCGCCGGTACTCCAGACTCGGGTCGTCGTAATAGTCCCGTTCTGCCACTTTATGCGAAAGATGCAGCACTATTCCATTCGGCCCGGAGAGGCGTTTCCTATTAAGCACCACATCTACTCGGTTGCCAATAGTGTTCATCTCTGCGGCACTGGTTTTGCTGGTAACCAGCACGTCTACAACCGGTCGGTCAACGTTCAGGGCAACATCGCTGCCCCCGGAATAGATGGCGACACGGATAGAAGGCGGGTTGCTCTTTCCCTGGTGAAACACTGGATACACTTTTTTGTCCGTGGCAGTCCCGCCAAGCAGCGTTTGCAGCTGCGTGTCGGAGCCCAACGCGGAGAAAAATGCTTCGTATATTCCTACCATGCTCACCATTTTAATGGTTGACATTGGGTGGGTCTATGTTCAAAATATCTACATTTTCCACAGCGTATCCCGCATTCGGTGCTTGATTGTGATATGCTCATGTTGGCCAGTGGGCCAGAAGGAGTAAAACATGGGTTTTAAAGATGTGTTCTCAAAGCTCTTTCGCAAAGGCGGCAAGAGCAAGGTAGCAAAGGCTACCAAGGTAAATAAGGGAGCCGCAAAGGCTCCAGCCAAGCCCGTAGCTCGGGTTGCGGCAAAGCCTGCTTCTCGCAAGAAGTAGTTGGAGGCCTGATGACTCAACCGTACAAGGTTATTCACCCCTGGACGGCTTCTGAGAAGCAGGACGCTATTCGCCTTGAGACCGACGAATTCCTCAGCCTTTACCCGTACCGTACTGCTACGGCACACCGGCTAATGAAGGGTCGGCTTCTCCGAGGAGAAAAGTCGTTTATTGACCGTCGAAAATTTAATGGCCGCTCTCGGGAAATCATTCCGAATACGCTCGGCTCAGTAATTGCCTCAATCGGTAAACAGGAGATTGATGTGGTTCATGAAGTTGCCGAAAAAGAAATTGCTTCCTACGAGGCAGTTGGCGAAATTGAGCGGCTAAAGTCAGCCCATCGCAAGGCGCTGAAGAAGCTTGACGACAAAGAGCGAGATCGTAGCGAATTGATTGAAGCGGTGTATCAAGCGGCCCGAGAGGCAGCCACAACGATGCACCTTGCGCCAGTAAAGCCGCCAAAGTCAGATAATCGCAAGACTGACGACGAAACTGCAATTCTCATTCTTTCCGATTGGCAGCTTGGAAAAATCACCCCTACGTATAGCTCAGAAGTGTGCGCAGAACGCATTGAGAAACTTGCCGAGAAAGTACAGCGTCTTGTTGATATTCAGCGCAAGGCACATCCGGTAAAAGAACTGCGGGTGTATTTGCTTGGCGACTTGATTGAGGGAGAAGATATTTTCCCGGGCCAGGCGCACCTTGTGGATGCCTCTTTGTATAACCAAGTGTTCCACGGGGGAGAAATTCTTGCGGGGCTTATTCGTAAGCTTAGCGGGGATTTTGAGAAAGTTCGAGTCGTTGGTGTTATTGGTAATCATGGCCGGCTTGGCAGGAAGGGTACATTCCACCCCGAATCAAATGCCGATGCAATGATGTACAGGATTGCTTCAATGCTTGTGAAAGAGCAGGGAAACGTGGAGTGGGTTGAAACGCTTGCCAAGGGCGAGCGCGCGTGGTTTGCTACTGACGAAGTCAAGGGCAAGACATGGTTTCTATTCCATGGCGATCAGGTCTCCGGCGGCTTCGCAGGATTCCCCTGGTATGGCTTCGGCAAGAAGCTTCAGGGATGGAACATGACTGTAGCGCGGTTTGATTATAGCGTTGCAGGACACTTCCATACCCCAACTCGTATGTACCTAAACGGAATTACGCACTGGAGCGGTGGCTCAACCGAAAGCTCCAATACGTATGCGCAGGAGCAGCTTGCTTCTGCTGGTGAGCCGTGCCAATGGTTGCTGTTCCAGCACGAATCTGGGGTTACGGCAGAGTATTTGGTGCGCCTCGACTAAGCGAGGCCGGCCTGACGGAGCTTATAGCGGCGCTGACGCATGATCTTAAGGTATTGGGATCTGCTCAGGCCGCTTAGCTTCTTATAGCCAAACCCTCGCCCAGACTGGGTTCCAACGGCCTCAGTGCCAAACTTCTTCGCAAGGCGCTGAATTGATTGCGGAGAAAGTTTTTGTTTTACCTTGCCGTATGCAGAAGCCCCCTCAGCAACAGCTTGAATTGCTTCTGCGATATTGATCGCCATGGAGGCCGCGAGCGCATCGGCAATCCCCTGAAGCTTGGGCATAAACTTTGCCGTAGGCTCGCTTAGGAAATCAGTTCCGGTACTATCACCATATGAGTTTCCTTTTTGCGTTGGATCGGTACCATATTCAACGCCAATGACCGCTACGTTACCACCTCCGCTTGCATGAACAGAAAACACAGATTGAGACTGTCTATTTTTTGCAAACCCCTCATTTGAATTTGGAGAGCTCAATCCCGCAACAAGGGCTCCGGTATCAACCGGCGCTAGTTCTGCTGCCATCGCCGCCAGGCCATCTCCATCAGCGTAGACGGCGGCCTCTACAAGGGGCAATGCAGCCTGCGTAAAGGCTTGAGATGAGGAATCTGCGGAATACTGCATGGCTTGGCCAACGGCTTTGAGTATTTTTGTTGCCGAAGTGACATTGATGTTAACTCTTGCGGCACCCATGGCTACCTTTCAACAATCCAAGCCTCAACTAGCAAATGATGTTGCATAGACTCTTCATTAATTGACGCGACGGTATATTCACTGCCGTTTGTCATGAGCGTATCGTTGACTTGCGGCCGGTCATCACCAGAAAGATATGGCAACCAAAATTTAAACATGTTTTTTGTTGTTCGACCAGCTGGGTTAGGTTGTTCATTTCCATAAAATTGTTGATAATGACCTTTTTTAGTCCATATTAAAGTCTCAGTGATTATAGGCGAACCCATTGCATCTTGTGATTGCAGTCCTTTTCTAAGAAGTGAAATTGTGCTAACAAATCCCGGAAGGCTCATCGTATTGCTGTCCGGATATAGGCGTCAAGCATAAGCGTTGCGGCAAGCGGGATAGAGGCAAGTGGGTCTCGCTTTATTCGGCTCCCGCCCGAGCCAGACTGGTCTGCATAGATTTCCATTTCGCCCACCCGGAGGCGACTAATCCCTTGAAGTCCTTGTTTTGCTACGTTATCCTTGGCAAGTAGATCTACAACTATGAGTGCAGCTGCATCTTTAATATCTTGTGGAATCTGAACGTTCCCATGCGTATAGGTAATCTCTGCAACAGGCTCAATCATCCCCAGCGCAACAATTGCTGGGAAAAGAGAATAGGTTACATTCGCAAGGCTTGTGATCTCAACGTAGCCTCGGTCATCATTAATAAAAATGTCGTTAACGGTGAAGGCGGCAGATTGCAACGCGCTAACGTAAATTCTTACCGCCTCAACGCTGACAATGCCCTTGTGGCGTGGGTAAATTCGGCGAGTTGCCTGGTCCCACTTATGTCTTTCAACAGATCGACGGTGATCAAATGAGTAACCAACATAGGAGTCGATCATTGAGCTTGCCATTTTGACAACTGAGCGAATTTTTTGATCACTTACATTTGTTCCATCTGGCAGAGAGAGATCTCCAAGCTCATATTCTCGAAACTCTGAAACCGTAAGATAGCCTTCAACCCTGCCAACAATGCTAAGGCTCCATGCGCCATTTGCCCCAGATCCAGAGTTGTTTAGGCGGTAAGAGTAATAGTTAGTAGCATCTCCCGTCGCGTCGTAATAAGAATACGACGACACGTTGGCCACAAGGGGGACGTACCCGAGAATCTCCCAGGTGCCGGACTGTGCCGTAGCATCTGCCTCATTGATTGCCCGGCCAACCTGAATACGGTTGTACGTGCTGATGTCTGAGATAATGCCTGGTACCGAGAGCGTTACAAGACTGGCCATTGTCTACCGCCTTTATTTAATTACAGCGAACGAACGTGCTCAACCCACTCGGCAGGTACTGCTGCGCGGGTCTCGCCGCCAAGCTGAACTGGGCGAACCCAGGTGCCGTCTGGAAGAGTAAACGAATGCGTGATGCTTAGGGCAATATTCCAGATACCTGGAAGGGCTTCAAAGTCTTCGCCTACGGCTCGGACTTGAGCTGCAGCTGCCACTGGAGCAGCTGTAGGGACAACCACAGGCTCTTCGACTGGGTTTTCAGCAATAACCACAGGCTCAGCCTCTGGCTCGGCTTCTGGGGTCGGATTAATGCCAAGAACGCTATTGATATCTACCATTTTTTTCTCCTTGCTAGATGCGCTTGCATCCATGATGCTGTGCCTCTTGAAGGAGGCGTAGCGGAATCTTCGACCGATTGCCACGGAACTGTGCAGATGAGCCATCTGAGAACATAATCCGAGTGCCGCCGGTCCATTCAATTTCTACTAAGTATGACGGGTCTTTGGCAATAGCGAAAGCAATAGCTTTTCTGGCCATAACCTCGTCAAAGCTAATTTTCCTGTTTTTACGTTGTTTTGCCATAAGTAACCTCTAATGCAAAGGGGGCGGGGTCACTCACCCCGCCCCCCAGGCATTTCAAAGACCTGCGCCGATTAGATCGAAACGCGGACCTTACCATTGAACTGCGGGGCCTTATTCGAAAGACCAAACATGCAGTACATGATGTACAGGCGTGAAAGCGAACCGTTCACACCAACTGGAATCTCAAGCGTGGTGATCGAATCCGAACCAAGGTACGGCATCGACCAGACCGACTCGTCCACGACATAAAGGTCGCGGTAAGCCGTCGAGCTGTAGGTGTACGTTCCGATTGCGTCGCCAGGGACGGCCAGGAGCGGAAGCTCGCCGGCAGCCGTGACAACGGAACCAAGACCAAGACCCATCTGCTCGCCCGCTCGGCTTGCGCCGGTATAGCGAACTAGGTTCGTGACTTCATTAACCAAACCAGCGTAGTCGGTTGGGTTCAATGCAATTGCCGAAGGATTGCCACCGGCGCTAAGGATATCAGCAACGTTGTTGTTGATAACGCTTAGGTAGGAAGCTGTTCCCTTGTTTGCGATCTGGGCAGTACCGGCCGCAGCTCCGAGGAGCTTGCGGAGACCGTCAAAACCGTTCGCATCATAGGCGCCAAGCTCGGTGGTAGCGCCTGCACCAGAAGTGGTGTTGGCATTACCCTGGAAAAGGGTCTTCTGAAGCTTGTGGGCGATGGCAGTGACGCCACCCTCAAGCTCGGTTGAAAGGCCCTGCTGCCCCGGAGCGCCGCCCTGGGTAATCGCAAACTGCGACTTCAGGGTGATACCACGGCGGGTCGCCAGAACGGCCACGTTGGTCGTCTGTCGTGCGTACGTATTGACATCGTCCGTAACGGTGCCCGTCTCCGTCTGGAAGACTGCATCGCCATAGGCCGACTGCTGATTGAACGCGTGCACAAGGCCGTTTGCTGGCTCCTTGCGAAGACGGTCAAACATTGGGAACTTCTTTACGAAAAGAGCGTAAAGAATTGGCTCAAGATCCTGGCGGATAAGCGCTGCGCCACCGCTGGCATCAAGAAGCTTGGCAATGTTCGGGTTCGCAACCGCAAGGCGGTTAAGAACGTCGGACGAAGCCTGCTTGCCCGTCTCACGGGTAGCCTGGATGTCAAGCATCTCGCCAAGCTCGCTGCGGTTCATCTTCGTGAACTTCTTGCGAAGCTCGCGCTGAGTCGCATAGGCCTCGGCGACGTCGATGTTCTCGTCAGCAACTCGGCCGACGAGGTGAGGAGCGGTGCCAAGGGTATCAAGACCCTTCTGCACTTCCTGCAGTTTCTCGTTAATTTCACTCATGATTTTTACTCCTGGTTGTCCAGCATGCGCTGGATGACGGGCGAAAGCCAAGGGGCATTCGTCCCGGAATTGTTTGCAGCAGCAGAATACGACTTGCGGCCAGATGGAAGATCCATCAGTCGCCCGACGACATCAAGTGCCTTAGCGAGGTCAGCCTCGACCGTGGCCTTCTGGCTAAGTAGTTCGGTCAGCTGAGCCTTGACGGCTGCGACCTCCTGCTGAGCCGCAAAGGCTGCATCCAGTGCAGACTTAGCGATAGCGGTCACCTCATCGATAGCCGAAGCCTCGACAGCAACCTCGGCCTCAGGCTCCACAGGGGCCACAACGGGCTCCTCTGCAACCTCAGGCGCAACTTCGGGCTGCGGCTCTTCAGCCACAACCTCAGCTACAGGCTCGCCATCAGAGACGAGCTCAGCAACCTTAGAAATGATTCGCGCGCGCTCATCGGCGCTGGCGCGAACAAGGACGGCCCCAAGGTCCTGCAATGCTTGGACAGCCGGGCTAACGGCCTCCTCAGCAACAGGCTCCTCGACGGTCGGCTCAACGGCTGGCCCCTCAACAGCTGGTTCCGCTGTGGGCTCAGTTTCAGACTTAGCAACGGCGGCCGGGGCCTCGGTGCTATCGGGCTCAGGGGCCTGGTTTTCGTCAGAGGGCTTCCTCGTCTCCTTGTCATCGCTCTGCGTGACGGTGACGGTGACCCGCGTAGCCTTTTCAGTATCCACGGTAATGTCTCCTTCAGCGAGCACAGACTCAGCGGACTTCTCCGGATTCATCTTGCGCTCATAAGCATCGATAATCCCACGGGCGCTCTTCAGAACGTCAGCAGGAGCATCGGTATTTGGCAGCCGGCTGGCGGCCGCACGAATCCCTGAAGGAATAGCCTTCAGTTCACCGTCAACAACATCAGCGAATGGAAGCTTGTAGGCACCCTTGAGGTCGCTGTTTGCCGTATCATGAATAAGGAAGGCGTGTGAGGCCTTCTCTGGTGATGGGTTCGCGCCATCAAAGCCCGCCCAGGCAAAGATTCGAGCCTTGGCGGCAGCGCCGTCCCATGATTGGGAGGTCTCTGCGATTGGCAGCGACTTAGAGCCGCAGCATGACCAATTGGCAGCTGCCTTCATGGCGTCTTGCATGTCTGGCATATCGCCCGGAACCTCAGGGGTTTCAGCCGGTTCTGGCTCAGCCTCTTCAGGCGCAAGGGATGCGCGAAGCTGCCATGACCACTTCTGATGCATATCCTGGCGCTCTGCCAAGAAATTAAGAACTCCCTGTTGATTGATCTTTGTTGCTTCATTAATGCAAGCAACAATTTGATCAAGCAACGCCTCATTGGCGGCGTAAACTGCCTCAGCAAGGCTTTCTGGGTCGTTGTCGTCAGCCACAGTTTCTCCGGTAGCCTTGGCTGCTACTTCACGGATATCTGCCAGCGATGGGGCATTCAATTTGCGCAGCAACTCAGCAATTGGATCAATCGCTTCCTGTGCGTCCTCATAGATCTCTTCAAAAAGTTCATGATACTCAGTGAAATCTTCACCGACTACATTCCAATGCGCCCCATGGGCCTCAAGATAGAACGCAATGTTATCTGCGTGGTACTGCTGCAGGCAAGCAATAAGGGCGGCCTTATCAGCAGAAGGTTGGCCCTCAACCTCAACAGCCTTGGAAAAATCAATAAGGTCCACGCCAGCTTTAAGCGGTTGCACTTTTGTCAGCGTAGAGAACTTATGGCCAACTAGTGTGTCCGTAGCGCCCCAGCCCTCGCTATTCTTGCGGTAAACCCTAATTAAAGCGGCCGGGTCTTCCGGTGTCCCAGTGATTGTAAAATTAGAGTCAGGCACGTTAATCGTTCCCTTTCGCACTACTCGGGTAATTTCACCTCGAGCGGTGCCACCGCTTGAGCCCCAAGAAACAAAATCACCAATAGATAGGCCATCGGCTTTTTCTTCAAGGATAATTTCGCCAGCGTTTTCTGCAGCCTTAAGACTCTTGATTGCGTTCTGGAGATACGAACGCTGGTTGGCAGGAATGCCAACAACCGAAGCCTCCATAAGCTTTACAGAGTCGATGACGTAGCTATCTTCGCCGGTTTTTGCGTCTTTTCGCTTAGAAACGCGATCAACTCGAGCGCCAATAGAAAGACCAAGTTTTACGCCACGTTTAATTGCTTTATAAGCACGCATAGCCTCTGGATTTTCGTCCTCTTTGCACACCAATACATCAATGTCAAGATCATACACCTCAGCATTTGTTTCGGCATCGAAACGCTTGACAATACGGGCATCAGTCACTGAACCAAACAAGTCCTCAGGAACATTATAATTGTGGTTAAGGAAAATTGTCATATTCTGCCGGGCTGTCTCTGCCATAGAAGAAATGGCGTTAAGAGTCATCTCGTCGCCGTGAAGGTCACGGATCGTCGAGGAGGTTGTACCGGTAACGATGAGGTCGCCGTTTGGGGCCTCGTACGCCTTTAGCGCATTTGTATAAACCTTGAAATCCACAGACACCTCCATGTGATCAGCTGCCATCTTGTGGCCACCGCGACAATCAGTCAACTACATGATAATCTTTACGACGCCTATATAGTGCTGATAAATTGACCCTGTTGTGGTAGATGATTAACAGATATTAACCACGAAAGCAAAGCTGCGGACAATACGTGGATATTCTACGTCAATGTTGCCTTCTGTCAGCTTGACGGTTTGATATTATCGCTGCATGGATATTGAATACGATAAACATCAGTGGGAGAATAGCAACGACAACCCGGAGGCTTGCGTCCTTTGCGCAGAGATCCGGGAGCGGGGCCGAGAGGTGCGCGAGCTCGCATCTGCTTTGATTCGTCTCCAAAAAACAATTGCGCCAGTTCTTGAGGAGTATCAAAAAAATAAACGTTCACACCCAAAGTGCGCTGCTTGCGGCATTATGTCTGGGCCGCATCATTGGGTAATAGGCCTCGCGCCAGAGCCAATGGTCCCTCGCGCTAAGGGGCAAAAACGTTATTCTGTCTGTAAGTGGTGCTATATCGACCTAAAAATATCGCGTCGCAGCGTCCCACAGCAGCGCAAGCACGATCTTGACAATAATGAAGCATTTAAGCAGCTAGACGAAGTCGATGGCCTGGGAGAGGATCATGAGCTGTGATTCCTGGAATCGAAGGGACAATTGAGGTCGATTTTACAGATGCTCGGCATGTAGTGCCGATATACTGGGCAAAATATCTGCTACCATACACAGAGGGATACCGTGGTGGTAGACGGGTCGTCTCTTGCACAAGAGCAGAGATGCAGGACATTATAAACCGACGCATGACCGACGACATCTTCTGGTCGGCAATTCGGCGAAGCAAAAACGGAAGGTAATATGGCCGAAAATCGTTCTATTTTCAATCGAATCCTTAACAACGTCGGCATTAGCTTTGGCTCGTCACAGAAGGGCATTACTACGGTCCCGGATACCGATTCTTCGCCTTATGCGCGTGGGGTTGCGGGCGTTGCCCACGTTCAAAAGCGAAGCAGCGGGCAGTTGCGCCGATGGTCTCGAACAAATCCGTGGATTCGCGCAGCAATTAACCTTCGCCGCACTCAAGTTAGCCGAGCAAAATGGGATATTGTTGCTTTGGACTCTGATAGCCCCGTCAATTCAGCAAAAGTCGCCCAGATTAAACAATTGTTGCGCCAGCCAAACTCAAAAATGGAATCTTGGCGCTCGCTTATTGAGCCAGTGATTGAAGACATTCTTGTCCTTGACCAGGGATGCCTTGAGGTTGAAGTCACACGTGGCGGGAAAATTGGGATAAAAAGTAATCCAGTTGCAGGCCTTCATTCTAAAGATGCTGCCCGAATTGTTTTTGATGCGAGCTGGAATGGCGATGACATTACGGCACCTCGATATTACGAAATGGATGAATCGGGCCGTCAAGTTAACACCTTCCTTAACCATGAGCTAATTGTAATTATCTCTAACCCAGTAACTTATACACCCCTTGGATTGTCCCCACTTGAAGTGCTTGCGGACACAATTGAGTCCGATCTAGCTGCGGCCGCATACAATGCAAAAGCAGTCATGGCTGCAGCACCTCCAGGCGTATTGCACCTTGGCGAAGGAGTTCGCCCAGATCAGGTTGATGCATTCCGAGCATATTGGGATGCCGAGATCGCTGGGCGCAGCCAAATTGCCATCACGGGCGGCGGCAAGGGAATGCAATGGATGCCACTGGCCTCGTCTAACCGCGACATGCAGTTCATGGAGTGGCAGGTCTACCTTGCTCGAAAGATTTGTGCCGTGTTTGGCGTTCAGCCACAGGACATCGGTATCGGAATGGACGTCAACCGAAGCAGCTCGGAGACAGGTGCCGCCTTTACTCAGGACGTTGGCATTGCGCCGCTCCTGGACCTGGTAGCCGAGTACATCACCCGAGAAATTGTTTGGCGCTACGATGAAAACCTTCGATTTGCCTACACGGACATGGGCCGCCAGAGCCAGGGCGAGATGTCTGCCTATTACAAGCAGGCGCTCGCCGGACTTCCTTGGCTCCGCCTCAACGACGCACTTCGAGAGCGCGGTCAAGACGGAGTTGGCGAGCAGGGCGAACAAATCTGGGTTCCAACCCCTCAGGGCTACATGCCAATGGATGTCTACATGAAGTATTTGGACAATCTTGTTTCTAGCGGCGCCCAGCCATCACCAGATGGGAATACGCCACCAACGGCAAATAATCCCCAGGGCGTTCCAACCCCGCCCCAGGGCTCCGATATGACGCCAGACAACACGCCACCAAATGCCCCGCAGTCGCAGACTGCCAAAGCTTCCGGAGATCCAATCATTGTGTGTGACATTGATGGAACTCTTACAACCCATGATGGAAGCAACAAGGCAAATGAGGCGGTAGTCAACTACCTTCAGCGAAAGTCAGATAACCACCGAATATTTATTGTTAGCGCACGATCTATCAAGCGCCTCGAAGAAACTCGAGCTTGGCTTGAGGAAAATGATGTGCCGTATGACGAGCTTTACCTATCTGACTTCCCTGTGGGAGCAGGGCTTCAGTTCAAGCGAAACAAGATTGCCAAGATTATTAAAGAGAATGGTGCCGTTGTTGAGGCAATTGAGAACGATGGGGAAGTCCGCGATGCCTATAAGGCAGCTGGCGCACAAAATGTTCACGGCCCAGAAGATGTTGCAAAGAATTATGCTGCAGCAGATTATTCTGGTATTAACCTAAATGTTCCTTCAGCTGTAAAGACCGAGGCTGCGCGTGGCCTTAAATGGCGAGAAGAGTTTGGCCGTGGCGGCATTGGGCCTGGTCAGGCAACCGCCCATATGCTTATTGATAACAAGATGACTATTGCGCGGGTTCGAAAGATGCGTGCGTTCCTTGCTCGGCACGAAGTGGACAAGCAAGGAGAAGGATTTAACCCGGGGGAGACTGGTTATCCTTCAGCCGGACGAATTGCCTGGGCCCTTTGGGGCGGAAATCCCGGACAGTCCTGGTCCAGCAAGGTAATGCGTCAGGTTGAGGCAGTCGAAAAGGCATAATGGCAGATAAGCTCTATCATATCCAGCCATGCTTCTGCATTCCTTGCCGCGTCTTGCGCGCAACGCCACCGAAAAAACCGTCTGCGTCTGATACCATGGCCAGCGATGAAGCAAAAAAGCCCAAAGCCAAGCGCAAGCGCCCTTAGCCACTTTTCCACATTCAGTGGAGTCGGCGGTATTGACTTAGGCCTAGAAGCAGCTGGTTGGCACACCGTTGCATTTTGCGAAAACGCAGCGTATCAATCTGCGATACTTGGTCGACAATGGCCGGAAATCCCCAACCTTGGAGACATCACCTCAATCAGCATGGAAAAGACAGGTGATGCATGGCAATCTGCTAGGCTCTGGTCGGCTGGGTTTCCCTGCCAAGATTTGAGCAGCGCAGGAAAGCGAAAGGGGTTTGATGGTGAGCGCTCGTCCCTTGCGTTCTCGTTCCTCAACCTTGTTGAAACCTTTGGGCCAGAATGGGTCCTCCTTGAAAACGTCCCCGGCCTTTTTACCTCCAGCTCCGGACGCGACATGGGGCGACTCCTCCAGGAAATGGATGAACTCGGGTATGGCGTGGCGTGGCGAACTATTGATGCGTCGAGCGCCGGAAGCTGTGAACTGCATGGGCGAAGGCGCCCAGTGCCGCAACCGCGCCGTCGAGTCTTCCTTCTTGGACATCGTGGAACCGCTCGTGCCGGCGAGGTTCTTCTTGACACGGGAGGAAGCAATGAATTACCTTGGGCGTTCGGTCGTGAAGACCGGACCTGGGATCAAGAACGGCTTTACGCCGGACCTGCACCAAGCAATCCAGGACACCATCGACCAGCAGCGTTTGATTTTGCGAAGGTTGACTACGCTGGAAATGGAACGCCTCATGGGCTGGCCGGACGGGCACACGCTCGTCCCAGGATTCCGACGTCTGCACGCCAAGCACACCAGCTCGTAGAGCTTCCAAACTCAGAGGGTGGGGACCTCCGCCTGTATCGCAAATCTGAACGAAACCAGCGAGATGGGTTTTTTGAGCGTTGGGCTGAGGACGGAAGGTTCTCCACCCTAACTGCCTTTTCTTCTTCTGGAGTATTTGGCCAACACCTTCTGCGAAGCGGCGCTTGCATTGAGCACCCATTGCTAGACCGCAATAATGAATCTACCAGGGCTGATGCTTGCGGCAATGGGGTAGCTAGTCTGGTTGCAGAGTGGATTGGCCTACGAATTGTAGAAAACATGCGGTTGCACGGCGAAATCTGATGTGATACACTCCTGGTATGCCGCATAAAGACCCGGTAACCCCGGAAATCCGCTACGCAATCATGAGGCGCGACCATACTTGTGTGGGCGCTAAAGTTGGCATGGGCGAAGCATGTGGTAGTCAGTTTGGTTCGGGCACCACTATCGTTTGGGAGCTTGACCACGTAGATAATGCAGGGCTTGGGCGTCGCGGCCCTAGCACTATGGATAATCTTGTCTTGATCTGTGGGTATCACCACAGGGTAAAGACCGAGTCGTCAAAGACATGGCGACCAAAGCTAAGGGAGTACCTTGATGCGAAATCCAGCACTTCAGTACCCGGGTGATCGGGGTTGCTCGTACCACCTTTGTCCAAATCGAAAACTTGCGAAAGTAAAGCGTGGACACTTTATTCCGCTTGGCGAAATTAAAAGTTTTGCAGCTGGCATGGGCATTCATGTTGAGTGCATGAAACAGCTCACACGTGGGAGTGGCGGAACACTTGACGACCTGGGCAATCCAGGCGATACTACAGGAGTATCATCCAACAAGGAGGGTGTGTGAGTAGCGAAATTGCAAGCATCGAGAATCTAAAGATTGGTATTGGCGCCGTTGAGGAAACGCTCAAGGAGTTTGACTCAACATTTGGCGATCAGATCCATCGATCACAGATTGCGGCATGGGTTTTCCATAGCACATCTGCTCGCCTGCGCGAGGGTCAGTTTGCCGGCGTTGAGCCAGAGATCTGGTGGCAGATTGCCGAGGGCGTACAAATTGGCGTTGACCATTGGGTCGATACCGGCGTGCCATATGACTGGGCGGTAAAAGTAGATGAGTAAGCAAAGTGGTGACGCCCATGTTGAACTGCGAAAGCAGCAGCGTCAGCAACACGAACGGGTATGGAAGCTCATCAGGGACTCTGGGGTGAAGCGACGATTCGTTGCTAAGCATCTTGGTGTATCCTACGGTTATCTGAACCAGGTCCAATATGGACATGCGCCGATGACGGCAGAGATGCAACGACGGCTGTCGGAGTATCTTGGTCTTAGTGAAGTCGAGCTGTTTAGCTCGGAGAAGTGAGGTTGGAAATGGCATACGATACGGCCCCTAAGAAGAAGTTTGCAGAGGATTATATTGATGTAGCGGAGCGTCTTCGCGCTTGGTACGAAGCGTATCCAAACGCCCGAATTGAAACGAGCATTGTTTCGCACACCGATAGCCGCGTTACGGTAAAGGCTTTGGCATTTCGTGGCGATACAACCGATGAGCAGGACACGAAGACACGACCATACGGTTTTGAAGAGCGACCAGCTGGTGTTGGTCACTCCTCCATGGCGATCCCAGGGAGCACGCCATATACGCGTGGATCAGAGCTAGAAAACTGCGAGACTTCAGCCGTTGGCCGAGCGCTCGTCATGGCGGGCCTACCCTCTAAGAAAGTTGCATCAAGCGATGAGATCCGCTCCAAGGGTGGTACGACAGTGAAGCCTGCTCCAGTGGCGCAAGAGCGCGACAAGTCAAAGTCTGATGATGAAGCCATTCTGCGCGCTGCGCAAGACAGCTTTGGCGACAACCCAGCACTTATTGAATGGCGCGATGCAATTAATGCATGCGCAAGCTCTGGAGACCTAACGAAGGTTGCCCAAGAGATTGCTGCGTCTGCGCTCGATTCTGAGCAGAAGCGTTGGCTGGGCCAGTACTACACAACACGCAAGACTGAGCTCAGCGCCTAATGCGCGAGCACGTTAGCGTTAGCGAGATCCGCGAGTTTCAGGCCTGCCCTCTAAGGTGGTGGTACCGCTACGAGAATGGCCTGTGGACTGAAAAAACAAGCTCGTTCTTCGCGCTTGGAACTGCGGTGCACGCCGGCCTTGCAAATTGGTATGAGCCACTAAACGGCGGAAAGAAAGACGGCGATCTGACTATGCCGCTAAGGCTCTACAAGGCAACATTCGCCGATGAGTCTGCCAAGGTTAACTGGGCCGATGAGTCCGACAAGGACCCCATTAGCCAGAGCGCCCTTGGCGAAGACATGCTGAAGGCTGCAATCTTTGAAGGCGACGACTGGACGGCGAAAGCTGTCGAGCGATCTTTCATGGCTGATATTAAGCATAGCCGCCTTGGAACTCTTCCAATTAAGCTGAAGTCCGTTCTTGATATGGTGACGACTACAAACGATGTGGTCGAGCACAAGACTGCAGCTCGGAAGTGGGAAGAGGGACGCGAGCATGGAGACGTGCAGGCAACTGCCTACGTCTCTGTTGTTCGACAGAACTACGACCATGACCCCAAGGTGACGTTTAATATTGTCAGCAAACACTCAAAAGGTCCAAACGTAGAGCGCCGGACCACAACTCGTACGACAGACGATATCGACCGGCTGTACATCACAGTCCGGGCGATGCTCGATGCCAGGGAGAAAGGCGCAATCTATCCAAACCCAACCGCGTTCGCACATGCGACGTGTGAATTTAGGAAGTTGTGTGACAAATGGGAATCTCATCCACAGCCCCTGCCGGAGACGGCACGTGGCATGCTTACGGTGCTGCCATCCATCCGCCAGTCGTCGCTGACGAAGATCTACGGCGAGTGAACGATCTCGCCTGGTGGCGTAAGGAGATCGAATCAGCGCCAAACAAGCAGGGTCGCATGGGCGACTTTTACGAAGCGATGACCGGTAAGAAGCTGAAGCGCTCAGAGTACGGTAGGATCTTTAAGTTGATGCAATCGTTCCCGGGCAGCATCCCAGGGCTCATGTCGGCAATATGCGAAGCGGCAATCCGTGATCTCGAAGGCGATCCTTTGGCATATGTAAAAAAACTCGCGGATAGTCCGCGATGGAAGGCCCCAGTGGCCGGTAGGAAGAAGGAGAATTATGATGGGATTATCCAAGATTGACCCAAACCTTGACTTTGCGTACATCATGACGCCAGAGGGCGCCGTAAAGCGTCGTCAGGACGAACCGCCGGCCCCAAACGTCGCCAATGACCGACTGGAAAAGGCTGGAGTGTCAAAAAGGTACATGCATGCGTCGTTTAGTTCGCTTAAAGAGCTGCCAGAGGCAAAAACGGCCGTAAAAGTAGCAAAAGAGTGGGCCGAAGCACCGCTTACAGACCGGGGATTCTTCTTTGTTGGCACTCCGGGTGTCGGAAAGACCCATTTGACCGTTGCTGCACTCCGGCACAAGGTGGAAAACGGGTTATTGAACGCGCGATTCATCAATGTGCCGCTCTTTTTGGATGCAGTGCGGTCCAGCTTTAAGTTTTCGGACGATTCCGTGCAAACGGACTTCCAATTCATCTGCAACCGAGCCTCTGTCGTCGTTTTGGACGACTTTGGCAAGGAGCGCGCGACGGATTGGGCGACCGAACGGCTCTATGTAATTGTTGAGAGCCGGTATTCGGCGATGCTACCTACAGTAGTCACGTCCAATCGCACGCTCGATGAGCTAAATGACCTTGGGTACGGCGCAACGGTCTCTCGTTTGACCGAAATGTGCACCGTTGTCAAGTTCGGCGGCTCTGATTTGCGCCCAAAGATGAATCGGTAATGCACGAACCGCTGGTGATTACGCTGTTAGGGCGTCCACCCAGCTGGAACTCCGCCTACCGCGCGCGAAAATCGTACATCTACATGACACGGGAAGCAAAAGCGTGGAAAAAACTCACGACAATCATCACCGGCGAAGTGGCAAAGCAGCAAAGCTGGTCATGTGAGCGTGATACAATGCTCATCGTTGATGTGTGGATCTACGTAAAGCGTACGATTGATGCGGACAACATTTTGAAGCTCACACTCGATGCCGTAGCGGCCGGGTTGGGAGTTAATGATGCTCGGTTCCTGCCAAGGGTGTGGGAGCTGAATAAGAAGTGTGACGACGAGAAAGTCGTCCTTAGTATTACGGAGGTAGCAAACGATGATTAAGGTTCAGTTGATTGGTTATGTCGGTGCAAAGCCGCAGATTCGCGCAACACAGAAGGGCCGCCAGGTGGCGAACTTCAACGTTGCAGTCCACGGCTCAAAGGATGCTAACGGCGAGGAGAAGTCGACGTGGTATCCAATCGCCTGTTGGGATGGCCGGGCAGAGCTTGCTGACAAGATCGTCCAGAAGGGCGATTTGATTTGGATTGAAGGAACGCCGGAAATTTCATCGTGGACCGACAAGAATGAGGTCGAACACACGGAAATTGCCATCACCGCAAAATTCATCCAGGTCCTCAAGCGTTCAGGCAAGGGCAAGGATGAGGGAGAGTCCTCACGTGCAACCATGCAAGAGTCACTTGAGGAGCTTCCATTCTAATGCCAAAAGAGTTTGATCTACAAAAGATCTCAGCCGATGTTAAACGTGCGTTATCCATGCCAGAGGGTAAGGAAAAAAACACACTTACTCACTCGGTCATGGTTGAACTATCTGGGTTGCTCGACGTTATGGCCAAAATAGCGAATCGAATGACCGAACCGGTGGAAAACTCCTCACACAAGATTGGTACATCAGGGTCTGGACGAAGCAAGGCCAACTAACGTACTATTCGGGGTCCTCGCGCAGCGTAGCTAAAATTTTTTAAATTTTGGTAGGGGCTGTACTAGGTACTATCCACCACACAGAGGGGTTGGAGAAATCCAGCCCCTTTGCTGTCCCATCTGTAAGGAGCACCAACATGCCAAAGGCAACCCATACCCTGAACATCGCCGCTGAACTCAAGAAGGGGCCGACGGTCCTGGACTTTTACGCAGATTGGTGCCAGCCGTGCAAGGCCATCAGCAAAGAGCTTGAGCGACTCAAGGTGCTGCGTCCGGCACTCAACATCGTCAAGATCAACGTTGACAAGCATGCAGAGCTTGTTCAATCCTACGACATCAAGAGCATCCCCTTTATCCTCTACTACGAGCGTGCGGATGCGGCGCCAAAGCAGCTCAACGGACTCGTCGCTGCAGAGGAGCTTATGCGACGATTTGGGCTCTGACACAAGGATGGGGGAAAAGTCCGCTCTCCGTGGCGCAAATCACCCTTCTAGCAGCCCTAAAAAGCCCTGTTCTCGCTGCCCTAAACCAAAACGTTGCAAGAACTGTCCGGCACCCCTATACTCTCCCGATGAAGTCTGTCTCACGGTTCATGCACTACGTCGAAATCAACCAGGCCAACGGCTGCTGGGAGTGGACCGGAGCCTTTGACCGGAGTGGGTATGGTGCATTCAAGGATCAGGGCAAAAAAATCAATTCACACCGGTGGAGCTACCGCTATTTCAAGGGCGAGCCACCGAAGGGGTTGGACATCGATCACCTCTGTCGCGTTCGAAAGTGTGTCAGTCCAGAACATCTAGAGGCAGTCACGCGAAAAGTCAACGTCCAGCGTGGCCTTGCTGCTCAGGAGCGAAAAACCCACTGCATTCATGGACACGAATATACGCCAGAGAATACGTACCGATATCCCAATGGTGAACGTGAGTGTCGGACGTGCAAGTACTATAATGGACGCATTCCGGAGTAGCTCAGTGGTAGAGCGGGCGACTGTTAATCGCCTGGTCGTAGGTTCGAGCCCTACCTCCGGAGCCATACGGGCCGGTAGCTCAGCGGTAGAGTAGGGGTCTTTTAAGCCCTAGGTCGTGGGTTCGATCCCCACTCGGCTCTCCATCTTCGGGGATGTAGCTCAATGGTTAGAGCAAAGAGCTTATATCTCGGCGGTTCCTGGTTCGAGCCCAGGCATCCCCACCAGGTATTTTAAAAAAATCCAGGCTTCTCTTGTTGCCCCCAGCTGTTGTTGTGGGGAGAGGGGTTGAGGGGATCTGGTGAAATGTTGATTTGCTCCCAGTGAACGCGCACGGGCGGGGCTGATCGGGTCTGGGCGAGGGGTTGGGGCGGGCTATGTCGATCTACGGCCAACGGCGGGCAGCCGGCATACGGGCAGCAGCTATCATCGGGCAACAAAAAGCCCCACCCCCCGTGGGGGCGGGGCTGATTGTTTGGGTCTACTAGTCGGCGCGGTTCAGTCGCATCCCGACCTCATCGCCAACGATCCACGCCGCCACGAAGAGTCCGAAACCTGCGAAGCCGCCGATGATTGCCATCCCTGGGCTGACCCAGAACGCGAACTCGCCGACCACCAAGCCGATACCGCCGGCATAGCCGAAGGCTGCGCCGAGTCCAAGAGCCGACACCGCGACCACCGCGATCATTAGCACCTGCGCTACCTTGCTCATCTGTTTGCTCCTTCTGTCGGTTCGGGTCTGTGCCTACCTCCGACACTTGAAGATTACGACACCCATGCGACCAAGTCAAACGCGACCACCTAGCCCAACCGAGCCGCTGACCGCCCTTCGACGGGCCGCCGCCCGGCGCGCGGTCAACCATGCGCGGGGGTATGGGGGGGATAACAAACAACATAATAAGGCGCGAAAAAAAGTAGCTACGAAAGCAAGAAGCCCCGCCCCCGAAGGGACGAGGCTTCGTTGCAACCGACCGCCTAGCAGCCGAGCGGGGAGCCTTCGCCGAGAGGCTGCGACTCGCCGCCGATGATCCACGCCGTCAAGCGGGTGAGGTTCACCGTTCGGTGGGAGTGGAAGGGTCGTCGCTTCTCGCACGCTGACCCCGCCTTCCCTGCGTTCGGACAAGCGACCGTGTAGCCGTACTCGGTCGGAGCCATCACGACGAGATCGACCACGGGCTCGCCCTTCTTGGTGAGATACACACCCGTGGCGTGGACATCACGATTCACCTGACCGACCACGGAGAAGTGGAACACCTCGCCCTTCGGCGTGCTGAACGCTTCGCCTGTGATCTTGACTCGACCGAGCGCGCGATGGTCGGCGAAGTTGGCGGCGGCGTTCGCCTCGCGGCGTGCCTTCTCCTGAACGCTGGTCGGCGCGCTCCACGCCTCGACCTTGACGATCTTGCCGCCACTCTTGGCGGCTGCGGCGAGTCCCGCTGCGTAGGTCATCCCTGCCATTGTGTTCTCCCTGTCGGAGCGGAACCAAGCGGCTCCGTCTGTGTTCCCCGACAACCAGATTCTCGCAGATCGCACGCCCCAACGCAACCACGACGCATCAGGCGCAACGCCACCCCAGCGATGATGCCCGTTCGCCGGTATCGCCTCGCCTACGCCCAACAACCATAACGAATGAAGCTGCAACAACAACGACGGGGGTATGGGGGGGAACAATAGAAGACTAATAGCAGCCTAAAAAAATGATGCCCGTTCACCGGGTGCGCGTTGCCCAAGCATCGACAGAGCGGGGGTATGGGGGAAACTGAGGCCGAGCAGTAGCAGCCCCAACAACAACAAAGCCCCACCCCGAAGGGTGAGGCCTTGCTGCCCGTTCGCCGGTATGGGGCTAGATCGTCGCGGCCTTGTCGCAAGAGTCGCAGTTGTCCTCGTCCTCATTCTCCAAGAGAACCGCTGCGGCGTGATACATCTCGTCGCAGTCCAGCAACTGATGCTTCACGCAGAGATCGACTTCCCCCGTGATGCCGAGCCGAGCCGCTGCCCGAAGGCCGGCGAGCACCTGATCGTTCCACTCGTCTACGCTGTGATTGACGGCGAACGCATTGACGAGGCCGTAGCACGCCTTCGCCCGAACCTCCGAAGCGTGGACGCCATCGGCGGCGATCACGATCATCGAGTAGCGGTAAACCAGGCCTTCCTCGTTCACCTCGTCGAAGGTGAAGCCGTCGGCCGAACGCCACGCCGTACCCGTGATGTTGGCGGCAGTTGCCCACTCGCCGGTCATGCGCCACTTGGCCTCTGTTGCTGCGGTCATCTCTGACCTCCTCTGTGCTTGACGACGGAACATGGCCGCCGTACTAGGTAGAGATTACCGGCACACGGGCAACAATGCAACTGCGGCTCACCAGGCGCAACGCCGACCGCCGATAGATGCTGCCTGTTCACCGGTGAAGCCTGGTACGAATGCGTAGGGAAGGATATATAGATGAACAAAGAATAGAAGGGGTATGGGGGGGAATATGTTTGGAGTAATAGCCCACAGAAAAAACCTGCGAGCTCGCATCGCGGGGGTATGGGGGGATTGACCGAGTCTCGACATAGCGGCATGAACAAACATCCGCGCGGCCGGTACAGGGCAACAGCGGGGGTATGGGGGGAAGAGTCGAGCCCACAATAGGGTCATGAAAAAATCGATCAGCGGGCAACAAGAAGCCCCCACCCCGAAGGGTGAGGGCTTCGATGCTGGCCGGGTGCGGTCAGCGTTAGCGAACGAGCGGCTCGCCGTCGTCGTCCGTCAGGCTGCCGAACTGGTAGCCGCACGGCTCGCAGTAGCCGCCGTCCCAGCCGCCCTGGATGTCGCAAGAGGGGCAAGCCCCAACCTCCTGAGCTTCGACTTCATCCAACGAGCACCATGCCACGCTGTCGCTGTCGAGGATGACCTCACGGGCGTCGTTGCCCGATGCCGGCCGAACGCCACCAAACTCGACGACCGCGAACTCGATGAGGTACTCCTCGGCGTGGTGATGCTGACGGAACCAGCGGCGGATGGTCTCCCCGTCCTTGACGATCTCCACCCGGAACATCTTCTCTGCCATGACTGTCCTCCTAGCTGTGCCACCAGCAACTGCTGGCTTTGCCATTGTACGCGGCCGGTCGGGGTCAATGCAAGTCCAGCCATCAGAGCCCCAGCGCGTTGCCCAAGTCTCGACATCGCTGCCCGCGCACCAGGAATGATGCGTGTAGAGCTGCGCGTAATAGGTATGCCTAATAGATAACCGAATGAATAGAAGGGGGTATGGGGGGGAATGTTAGTCCAGTAATAGCCCGTGGAAAAAACGATGCCCGCTTCATGTGCGGGGGTATGGGGGAAACTCGAGACTCGGTCAATGAGCGCGCATAAAGAAACCACCCCCACCCCGAAGGGTGAGGGTGGCCTCAGTTGCCCCCAGCCGGAGCGGCTACTCGTGCGATGCCTGATACAGCGCGCGCGCCATCTCGTCCTCGCCGAGCGTGAGCGAATGACCTACGGCTACGACGAGTGCCAACGGCTTGCCGTCCAGCTCAACCCACGATCCGTTCAGGCCATCAACACCGGCTTCGGTCATCACCTCAACAGCCCAAGCAGGAGCGGCTTCTTCGGAGTCGGACTCGGTGCCGAACTCACGAACCGAGTCAATCTCAAGCGCCGCGCCGATTGCCTGAATCATCCCTCGAACCGTGGGCATCACATCACCGAAGGCCTCGGCCTCGGTTTCGTCATACGACCACCCGCTCGCCAGATTGACCCGCTGACCGCCACCGGTGTCGGGCTTTGGTACGAACACTAGGAACCGAAACATTCGGAACCTCCTCTGTGCTACTCAGCGAAGCAAGGCCGCCGAGGAGTCAAGTATCCCACACCCATAGGCCAAGTCAAATACGTTGCCCGTGCCATGAGGATAGGCCAATCACGGGTGCTGACCGCTCATCGACATAGGCCATTCACGCGTGTAGCTGCGTATGTATAGAGGAATGAAGAATGAACTAATGAATGAAAGGGGGTATGGGGGGGAATGACGGCGGCCTAATACCGGCCTGAAAAAAACGTGGGGGGTATGGGGGGAATCCGGCAGGCCTAATAGGTACGGGAAAAAATCGACACACGGGCAATGAGAAGCCCCGCCGCCGGCACGACACCGACGACGGGGCGACCGGCCGAGGCCGGCGACGACTAGCAGCCCTGCTGCCGGCTGACCTGCTCCTCTCCGGCAATCAGCCACGACACGAGCCGGGTGAGGTTGATGGTGCGGTGGCAATGGAACGGCCGGCGCTTGACGCACGCGGTTCCCGCTTTGCCGGCATTGGGGCAGGCCGTCTTGTAGCCGTACTCCGTCGGCGCAGATACCACAATGTCCACGCAAGGCTCGCCCTTCTTGGTCAGGTACACACCGGCAGGGTGAACGTCGCGGTTCACTTGGCCGGCCACCTTGAACTGGAAGGTAATGCGCCCCTGCTCATCGGTGAAGGCCTCGCCGGTCGCCTTGACTCGGCCTAGGGCGCGATGGTCGGCCTGCCGGCCGGCTGCGGCCGTTGCCCGATCCTCGAACTCCTTCGGCTTGGTCGGTGCGCTCCACGCCGTCAGTACGACGACGAGGCCTTTACTCTTGGCCGTTGCTGCTAGGGCTTCCGTGTAGTCCATAACGGTTCTCCTCTCTGTGCTTGCCGGTTCATCAGACCGGCTGCTGCCAGTCTACACCCACACGCGGCCACGAGTCAAACCGAGGCGCTAGCCATTGACCGGCTCTCGACTGGCCGACTCGGAACCGAAACCAAGGGGGTATGGGGGGCTGGCCGGCTCGTGTATAGGGGCGTGAAAAAAACTGGCCGCCGGTATCAACGGACAACAGAAAGGCCGCCCCCGAAGGAGCGGCCTCTCGTTGCCCGAGTGTCGATTATTGGCTAGCCCGTGATCACCGCCACATCGTTGCGCTCAATGCCAAGCGACCAGCGCAGGTTGTCGCGGCTCGTCCGCAGGTCGGCATCATCCTTCATCATCGCCGGGAACTGCTCCCAGAGCGCGACGATGGTACGGCGTGCCGACTCCATCAGGGGCTCGTAGTCCTCACCCCAGCCGTTTGAGTAGTGGGCAGCGTCCGAGACCAACTCCATCAAGAACTCGTCGCTCATCACCAAGACGACATAGGAACCGTCATCGTTGCTCCAATCGGTAGCCGATGACCGCACCTCGACCGAGTCGCTGTCGCAGTCGCGGTAGGCGTGATCGTTCCAGAATGCCGCCGGCGCAACGACAAGGCGATGGCCTCCGCCGTTCTCGGTGTTGATCTGGGCGGCCTCGCCAAACTCCTCACCGGTCAGCGAATCATTGACCGCTGCGATTGCTGCCCGCACCTCGATTATCCGGTGCTGGTTCTTCTCCCCGTTCATAGGGACTCCTTCCGTCAGGGCGGGTCTGTGCCTACAACCCCAACACCGAGAGAGTACATCGACACTTGGGCAACGTCAAATAGGACGCGATGCCGGTACACCCCCCCTAGGGGTGGCCTCTGGTCAAGGGGGTATGGGGGAAATAGCCGGCAGTAATAGGTGGCCTGAAAAAATGGGGCAGGGGGTATGGGGGAAATGATCGCGCGAGCAATAGCACCCAGAAAAAACGTTGCCCGTGTGGAGCTGTTGCCCGTGTAAAGCTCTACAAAGAGAAGAGGCCACCCCCCGCACAGATGGGGAGTGGCCTCGTAGAAAATCCGGAGAAGTCTAGCGGTAGTCGCTCGGCATCACCGGATTATGGAGCGAGTCAATCCAGACAGCACCGACGAGCGGCGTATCCAGAAGCGTAGACTCAATGGCCTCAAACACCTCAGCCGCGATAGGCGACGACTCGCCACCGGTCGCGTCTACGAAGTTGGCGAACGCGAGCGGATCGCCGGAGAAGATCGCCGCCTGAGCAATGGTGATGGTCTTCCACGAGTCAGCCTCGAAGTACGACCAGAAAGATTGACCGACCTCATCATCAGCCCAACCGATCAGAACAGCCAGAGCCGTTCCGTAGGTTGGCACATAGGCGGTAAGGTCATCGCCGTCGCCGTAGCGGACATAGACGCGATAGGCCGCGTCAGCCGGTAGCGTCTGGCGGCAAGCCGGGCAGACACCCTGCGACTGATTCCCGAGATACTTCTGAACCCACTTGGTCGCCGGAGTTGTTAGGTCTTCCATTGTCCTCTTCCTTCCTGTGCCTGTGCCGATTCATCAGATCGGCTGAGGCCATCTTACGCTTCCCACGGCAGAAGTCAAATGGCGTTGCGGAGGGCGCAACCGGTAGGGATGCCGCCGGTAGGAGGGGGGTGTGGGGGTGCGCGCGCCCCTGTATAGAGGCGTGAAAAAAGCAGGGGGTATGGGGGAATAGTTAGTCCAATAATAAGAGCCTGAAAAAAACAGGGGGTATGGGGGGAAATGCGAGCTGCTAATAAGAGCCGGAAAAAACCAAGCTGGACAGGCGAACTTGTCCGGCAAAAAAAAGAGGCCGCCACTCCCGCACAGATGGGAGCGACGGCCTCGGCGATAACGCGAGCTGCTAGCCCTCGACTTGTTCCTCACCCGCAATGACCCACGACACGAGGCGCGTCAGGTTCACGCCACGGTGCGCGTGGAACGGCTTCCGCTTCTCGCAAGCAGTACCGAGCTTCCCCGCGTTGGGACAGGCCGTAGTGTATCCGTACTCGGTAGGTGCTCCGATAATCAGGGAGAGTGTCGGCTCGCCCTTCTTATTGAGAACGATTCCGGTTGCCTCTTGCGTTCGGTCAAGCGTACCGGACGCTGTGAACAGGAACGATACGCGCCCCCTCTCATCATAGCGAGCTTCACCGGACACCTTCACGCGACCAATCGCGCGGTGCTCGGCTTGCCGCCCAGCTGCGCTCTCCTCACGACGCTCCAGCGTTCGCGGCGTTGTCCAATCGCTCCACGCCGTTAGGGTGGTGATCTTACCGGCGGCCTTCGCCGCTGCTGCTAGTGCTTGCTGTGTGTTCATAGGTTCCTTCCTTCCTACTACGCCGGAAAGCTCCGGTGATCAGATACTACACCCGACCACCGGAGCGCGTCAAATCAGGCCACCGACTCGCGGAGTGTGTACCCGCCGGCAGCGAGAACGCCGGAAATCTTGTCGGCTTCATCAGCCGTAAAGCTGCGGTGATCGCTCCCAAGATTGACCAGTAGTATCGCCCGACCAACAAGACCGCCACCGACCAGATACGCCGGCGCGCTATTGCTCGCTTCTGCAAGCAAGTCGCACGCCGCCAAGTTCATTAGTACTGGTTCGTGATACAGGCCTTCCTCATCAACCCAGAGAATCACCGGAACGCCAGCAAGCTCGCCGGTGCCGGCAATCTCCACAAGGTTGCACCGAATCGTGCGGTACATCTCGCCGAGGCCTTCCTCGTTGTCCCAAGCAATCCGCTCAATCCACGAGCCGGACTCGTCTACCTTTACGACAAATGCGAACATCTGCGCTCTCCTTCCTTACTCATCGGGAAGCCCCGACACAGAGAGATTACAACCAACCGCTAGGCCGCGTCAAATCCCGCACATTGAGCTGCGGCTACCGGTACACAACCGGCGAGCTGGGGGGTATGGGGGGAGTCGCGCCCGTGATAGAGCGCATGAAAAAACCCCCAGCTGGGATGAGCAGCTGGGGGCGTAGTCCGGTGGAAAGGATCACCGGCGTATTATTCGGAGCGGATAAATCGGCCTTCCTCACCGTTCTCCATAAGGATAAAGTCAGCCAATCGGCGCGCGATGGTGTCGGCGTCCTCATAGCGACCGAGCACCGGATACCCCGCCGTACAACCGGCGGAATAGTCGTAGCCGTCATTGGCGCGCTGCCACAGCGTACCGCCAAAGTTCACGCCATCCGCGCTCATCAAGGCCACCCACGAATCGTCCGTGAGGTCAATACGAAGGTATCCGGCTTCGTTCAGCTCGTAGAGTTCAGTTCCGTCTAGTCCCATCATCTTTCTCCTATCTCATCCTGCCGGAGCACATACGGCATCCGCGCAAGGCCACCCTAGCACTATTGCTACCAGTGCCGCAAGTCCTAGCAGCGCAACGATAAGCTTCACCCGATCATTGCGACGCTGCGCGGCAAACCACGCCTCAGACTCACGCAGGTACTCGGCCTTCGTAATAAGGCTACGCATTATTCGTAGTCCTCATCGCCCAATGGATACCCTGCCGACTCCAACACCGACAGCGCGCACTCGGCAATCGCGTGCCGGTAGTCGCCAAAAGTCGCGCGCTCGCCAGGGTAGAACCCACGGAAATCAACATCAGGCAGGTCATCAGGGGTCAGGCCACAGGTGGCCTCAACCTTGCGAGCTACCGCGACATAGAACTTGCTGAACGGAACCGACAAGACCTCGTTCACATCTCTCATTATCGTTTACTCCTTCCTACTACACCGGCAACTACCGGCTATGCCAGATTACACCCAACGCTAGGCCGAAGTCAAATCACACGCCGTATCAAACACCTCGACCTCGGCTTCGTCAGTAGGATCAAAGACATCAGGACGACCGGCTGCCACCCACGCGTCAAGCTCCGTGCGCCACTTATACGGCCGCTCAATAAGGTCAAGCAACAAATCGCACCGGTCATTAGTTTCCGCATACTCCGCATACCCGCCGTGAACCATCGCACGAGCAAATGCCAGCACATCAAGTTCGTCGTAAGGCCAATCAAATCGTCCCATTATCTCGTCCCTCCTGTACGCCAATCTCCTCTAAGGATGAAACCTGCGCGTCAGCAAAACACTCCGCGCAAAGAGCCGACTCGTGCTGAAGCTCATCTTCTACCTCAGTACCGCACCAAGAACAGGCGTTCCGGCTCATTGAGGCCATCGGGTATCGCACGCCGCCTCCCAGCACTCGTCGCACATCACAACAAAGTCCTCATACGCATACTCAAATCCGTTCCAACCAGTTGCGAAGCTGCGCGACTTCACACCTTCGTGAGGTAGGTCAGCCCACCTTTCGGCGTTCTCACAAACCGGAACCTCAATCTGTTCCATCTGTCCTCTCCTTCCACTACACCGGCAATCACCGGCACAACGAACACTACACCCAACGGATTCACTCCGTCAAGTATGACGGGGAGCCGACCGGACACCACATCCGGCCGACCCCCCAGCTATCGCGCTACTGACGCTTATCCCCTTTCACCGAGGCAACCTTCGGCTCTCGCCTGATTGCTGATACCGGCCACCCTGATGGTTAGTCCAAATGCCCAGTATCTTTATCGTCGCGGGCAGTTCGTCTATCTGCCAACTATCCGGCCTATACCCGGAACGGATTCATTATGTCCCGGAACCCCTGAGAGCCGTCGCCCCCAGAGATTCCGGTAGGTTGGTTGCTTCCACCGGTATTGGCCAGAGCCCCGGCTTCCGCTTCCCAAGCTTCCTCTCCCGCATTTACAGCAGCGATTAGAGGCCATCACTCGCCTGAACCACTTCGCATTTTTCGGCTGCGTGCTTCGTTCCCAACACTCTCACCTAGTCGGTAGCTTTTCCTAGGATTGCTCCCGACACAAGAAGTTTCTTACAGAAGTGTCATGCGGTCAAGTAAGTTGCGGATAAGGTTTATGTAAGGAATCTTAACTATTTGCAGTCCGGTTGATAGCCGGAGTAGAGGGGGTATGGGGGAAAGCTCCGCGCGCGTATACGGCCTGGGTAATAAGACGGAGCTACAAAAGTAATCCCCCGGCAAGAGGACACTTGCCGGGGGGATAGGACTCGCGGGAGGGAGGACACCCCCCTACGAGTCGTAGTTAGTTTGAGCCGCCCATCACTTTCAGGCGATCATCATCGGAAAAGATAACTGGCTTTTCTGAGCGAATACTAGTGAACGCACCACTAGACCCCACAACCAGATGGTCAATGAAGGTGAGGTCGAGCAGCGATGCGGCCTTCGCAACGTCAGCCGTAAGCTTGATGTCCTCATCAGAGGCCGCCGAATCGCCCGAAGGGTGATTGTGAACCAACGCCAACCCCACACAGCCCATCATCAGACCAGAGCGGAGAATCTCGCCAACCGAAACCGAAGTACCGGTCGCCGTTCCCGAATAGAGCCGATGGATACCGAGCAGGTTGTTGCGACCACCGAACGCCACGACAAACAAGGCCTCACTCATCTCCGCGTCTGCAAACTCGCGGAACAGAGCCGCAAGGTCGCGTGGGCTTGTAATGACTGCTGACTTGTTTGTAAGTCTGGCGCGCTTCACCGAATACTCGTATGCGTTCCACATACCTGTTTCGGCAATGCTATTAGGCTTCCTCTTTGCCATAAGTCCTCCTAGTTAGCTTTGACGAGAATCTTTGTGTCCTCGTTCTCAGGCAAGTCTACCACCAACGCGTAGTAGTCGCAATACTGCTTGATGAGGTCAAGTGCGCGCTGCCCTCCCGACCATCCCAGATGGCACTCATCTGAGTCGGTATCGCGGTTCTGGTCGTGATAGAAGAAATACACCGGATCGCTAATGTTGTCCGCATCAGCCATCAGACTAAGCTCTGCCGCAGTACAGGTATTACAGCACCACCGGCCGATCTTCTCTGGCCCATACACATAGGCCTCGGTGTCGCGGAACATCGTCATCAAAAGGTCGTCTAGGTTATCCCAGAAATCAATATACTTTCTCATCAGTAAGTCCCCTCTCCGCCGCAGCCGCAGATGCCATCCTCGCACGTTGCGCCCTCGGCAATCATCATCGCGCAGCCGAACTTCTCGGCACGCTTCTCCTCACAGGCCTCGCAATAGCGCGATGCCACTCCTGACCAGTTGTTATCCGCCCAGTACGCCATCGGCTTATCGCAGAAGTCGCACGATGCGGTAGCTACCAAATGCTCGTTGCTCATTGTCCTCTCCTCTCCTACTAGATAGCCGAACCCGGCTACGCCTAACACTAAACGATAGACGCAGCCGGGTCAAGCTTTACTTCTTGGCGAACGAAGCCTCAATGCGCTCTACCATCTCAATGTGCTGACGATGAAGCTCCGGCACGCTAATCTCGCGCTCCTCGCCATACTCACGAATCCCATCGCGCTGATACATCTTGCCATCAACAAAAGTCCACTCCCAGAACGCGCCATCCTCGCCTGTCCACTCATACTCGCCATCCTCAATGAACGGCGCAGCGGCGGCAAAGAACACTTCCTCCTGACCAGACTTGTTTTCGTAGCAACGGATTAGCAGGTCGCCATTGTCCTGCTCCAACTCAAATCCCAGCTGCTCAAACACGGCCTTCGTATCTACGAGTTCACGAAGGTCGGCTGGCATCCACGAGAACCACGATGAGTGCTGCTTGCCACCGCTGTATGACCCGCCGCGCTTCGCGCTGTCCGGTGCGTCGTTGAGTGCCATCAACGCTTCATACGCCTTGCCAAGATTCTCGGCCTTGATTCTGAGGTTCCCGTTTCCTGAAATGTAGTATCCCATTGTCCTACTCCTTCCTACTTCCTCACGGCAAGTGCCGCGAAGCAATACTAATCTAATGCGTTATAGCGGTCAAGTGCGCGAATCCAATGGTCGGTGCGGGTGTGCCGGTCAATGAGCGTATACTTGATGTTCAACTCCCCAAGAGAGCGGATGAGCAGCGATGCGTCGGCATCCTCCTCCAAAAACAGGCGGTCGTCCTTCTGATAGGAATACGAGCTAATAAGCCCCTGAATGCCGAGCATCTCTACAAGCTCGCGCTTCACTTCGAGCCATCCGTGCGATGGGTCGTGGTGATAGATGATAACCAAGTCCTCCATACAACCTCCTATCGGCCTGTAAGCCGCATTACCCAAATGGTCAGAAGTCCGACCAGAAGCCAGAATACAACAATCATAGAACTTCGCAACCCTTCAACTCGGAGCAAATGCGAAGGTATTCCTGCCAATGGCGAACTTCCTCAATCCACCCCTGAACCTCACCATCTTTGTCGATAAGGAACTGCGCTCCGTCGTACTCCTTCATAGCCTCAATCACCGCCGCGCGAATCTCAAGGTCATCCTTCTTGGCAATAATCTCCGCAGCATCACCACACTCCCAATCTCGGATGACCGTACCGGAGTTATCCCACAAGGCCTCATTGAGAAAGGCCACGCCCAGAAGCTCGTTGATCTTGCGTAGGATTCCCATACCACCAATGTTCATTCGGTAATAGGCCGTGTTGCGCCAATAGTCGGGAGCTTCGTCGTTGTCGCCAAACACCCACGGCGTTGCCTTCTTAGCAAACGCTAGCGACTTCTCCCTGTCCTCTCGCATTGAGTAAATGTCGTATCCCATACTTCCTCCTACTACTACTTCCTACCGAAAAAACTTCCGGCGGGATGAGTATAAACCCAGCCCGCCGGAGAAGTCAATGCCCCATCTCGGTTAAGTTTTCTTTACCTTGCGGCCTTCCCACTCAGCTGCCATCTCACGCCACTGCTCGGGTGTCCACGCGGGTAAAGGACTGCCATAAACGAATGGCTTGCGGGACTCGTCATACGCCCACTCAATCCATCCTGACATTTCCATCAGGTCGCGGTTCTCCCTGATGTAGCGACGAATCGACCGGCCATACCTGAAGTGCCGATCCTCGGCCTTCCTCAGTTTTGCGTATGTCCTGAAGTCGTCTTCACTAAACATTCTTGAGCCTACGACGAGCCGTCGCGCCGGAACGCCGGAGGATGGTGTTGATGTACTGCGCGCTTGTCTGATAAGTCTCGCCAATCAGCCGCAGCTTCTCTCCGGCCTGATACCGGCTCACGATGTCCGTGATGGACTCGTCAGTAAAACGAATCTTGCGCTGACCATCTACTCCCTGCTCTGCGAGCGCGTGAGTAATGGTGCTGACTGAACATCCAAAGTTCTTGGCTGCCTCGACTAGTGTTGGCGTGTTCAGCTTATAGTATGAAGCAATAGCCTCATAGCTAAACTTGCGAAGCTTTGATCCGCCAGAAAGACGCGGACGCTTCGGCCCTGTCTTTGAGACAATCTGCTGAATCCTCTGGCGCGTGACGCCATACTTACTTGCGACATCCTGAAGGGACATCCCGCCGAAATAGTCGGCATAGATGAGTTGATTGCGCTCGTTCATACTTGCTTACTCCTGTTGATACGCTACCGAGATGCGCTCGGCTCGCTGCTGAAGTATACCACCGCAGATGGCCTTCTTCTTCCCTTGTCGTGTGCGAAGGGTGGACAATCTACGCATGGACTACTTCGTTGTCTATCGCCCTGGTGAGCCAGATACTTGGCACATCACTTCCGCCGAAGGCTTTTATGATGTTGCCCTAACGCCTCACCAGGCTCTCAAGATGATCTCCGAACACGCTGAGCTGACCACTAGCGACCGCTCCGTTGAGTTTAGTATCCGCTGGGTCAACACCCCTGATGGGTTCACTTCTCCTGATCCCGACGATCTTCCGGAGTCGTGGGAGCCAGAGAAGCTAAACTAAACAACGCCTTCCCTATTGCTACAAGCACGAACAGCGACCACAGTTTTTCTCCTAACATTATTCAGCCCCCCAAAGAATACCGCTGGCCTTTGCGCTATTGCGAATGTCCGATAGGTAATCTTTTGCGTCGGTATCCGATGACAAGATAGCAACATTACAGCCGCGCATCCCCTCAATCCACCCAAGCACCACATTGTCGTGGCGTTCGTGGCTGACGAATGGCAAGCCGTTGAGGATGATGGTTAGCTCCTCTTGGGCAAAGCCTTCGCTCGCTCCGGCTAAGGCCTCATAGAGCTTCTCCCTGCCAATCACTCCGCTCACTTGCGGATAGATGTCGGAGTAAACAAAATCCTCGCCTGCCGCGACAATCTCGTCAATCGTGTTTCCGTCAATGTACGCCTGATACATACTCAACCTCCTACTACGCCGCCGAAGTGTTCATCACAGAACGACTCAAAGGCGGTCATTGGAACGCTATCATAGTCGCGCTCGCCGTATTCTGGCTTGCCGTCTTCGCCCTTGAACCACGCGTCATCCGATAACTTATCGGTGTCGCCGTCGTACTCCTTGCGGTCAGCCTCTACGCCGTCTGCGTACTCGACCTCACCAGCAAACCCCATACCGCCTTCACAATAGCGATGCGTAAT